AGGGTTAGCCCAGATCATGTACACGCCAGTTTTCACCCAGCCCTTTGTAAAGCTAATTGGCCTAGCTGGATTTGTCAGAGATCGCCACTCACGGGGATCTGCCATACGTGCTTCGTACCGCATTGCAAGCGTAGGATCGACATTAGGGAGAGATGTCGTAAGACGTATTGGTCGAATGAAATCCTGAGGTACGCTCTGCAAATGAGTGAGCTGTACCGTTTGCTGATATGACCATTCCTTGTAGGCATTAGTGCGGTTAAACAGATCTCGACGCGCATCTCGGATATACTGAGCCATGGTCTGCCAGTCCGAATTGTACGGCGTCATCATGTCCGATACGCGCATTTCGATGGCGTTTACCGCATCCGCTAGGGTCATTGAGGATATGCTTATCATTGACGCTGACCTCGCATGACCTTATACAATGCTGACTCGATATCAATGATGCCACCTATGGATGGCCTATCGTCGCCGGGATGTTCCTTGCGATAAAGAATCTCAGCGGCCTTATCGCAGATGAAGGGATGAATGTACACCGCCATTGGCATCTGGTTGGTCAACGTAGTAGGGATCGTCGGAACACGGATATACGATACAGCGATATCCTTGTTCGGCGTAGCAATGATAGCGTTGCTTGTTGCCAAGATATTGCCACCAACAACCGTGTATTCAGCACGAGTATAGAACGCAGAGGAACGGCTTAACTGAGTTCCTACCTGCGGTTCCATTGGAGTACGATTACGCCTGCGTGAGAATACGGCAGGGGATACGTACTTGTGTGGCCACAGTTTATCAGCGTTGTCTTGGAAGTTCGACCTAACTGATTCGATGAACAAGAACTGGTTAGGCATCGTTGCTACCTGGTTCACGTCTACAGTCAGGGTTACCTCGGCCCAGAGCGGCTGAATAGCTTCCTTCTCGCCACGATTCCAGCATTCACGAGCTACCACAACAGCCGCCTCGCGCAGGGCATCGACGAAGATAGACGTAAGATCTGCATCTGAACCAAAGTATTCGTACTTAGGTTCATCCAAGATATTGCGCACGAACTCTATGGCCTGGTTGACTGTCATGCGTCGGTATTCTGATTGAGGTTTACAGGATACATTTCCGATGGCTCACTCAGAAGCGGAGCCATAACTGCCTGCATGTTCTTCAATGCACGCTGACACTGGCCCCAGTCCTTTTGCTGCAAGATTGCTATAGCATGGTAGACCATAGCATCATAGCAGGCATCAATCATTTCAGTATGATTAGAACCACCAGATATCGTCGTCGGGAATCTATAGTAATACAGCGTTCCAGTCGTAGGGGTCAGGCCATTCAGGAAGTTTATAGTACCTGCTCGGATATGCGCAACATAGCGCGTAGGATCTGTGCTGTATATCGAACCAGACCATCCAATGTACAATACCGCTGCATACGGCTCGCTATTGACGTCGATAGTTGCAGAAGCATAGAACATATAGTTGCCAGGCATATTAAGAGGCGACTGGCCAGAGGTATTCGCATACAGATTCGATATAAGGTGCCACTGCTTTTTGAGATAGCTGTAACGGACAAACGCAAACTGCGCGGCATCGAGTGCTGCATCAATTTGCGTATCAGTCCACATCGTGCCTTGTTTCCAAAGCGATGTCTGGTCATCCAGAACCGCTCGTACTTTGGCTCTCATTTGCGCGGCAGTAGGCATGCCAGCAAATTAGTGAAGCGGGAAGGCAACCCCTAAAAAGAATAGCCGTCGTAAGATAGCATGCTTGTGCAGAGGCCCGACGGCTGTACTTTTCTTTTGTAGATACTTACATCATTGGAGGCATTCCACCACCACCAGCAGGGGCGCCCATAGGCATTCCGCCCATATCAGGCATAGGAGATGGGGCGCCGCCCATAGGAGCCGGACCACCAATAGAACCACCAGGACCGACAGGCACACCACCCATGCCGAGACCAGCGGCAACACCGGCAGTAGCACCTGCGGAGGCGCCCTGCATCGTCGCTATTTGAGCTTGAGCACTCAGGAGCTGTTGGATAACAGCAGCCTTCTGTTGCTCAAACAAAACTTTTTCCTCATTCAACTTAGCACGGTCAGTCTCCAGCTTCGCGGCTTGGAAACCTAGGCGATACGCCTTGCCATCCATGGTGTCCTTAGTTGCCTTGGAGTTCTTGACTGGGATACCACCCATGAACTCCTCAAAGCTGAATACTGTGTCGTTCATCGTGCAATCCTAAATGGGTCTTCGTATTGATCTCTATCTCGTGTCAGTTGTTCGGCCTCCAAACGCTCTTGGCGCTGGAGCTCGTCAGGAAGGCTACCTGCATAGAACAGGGCGCTACGTGAATTTGGTGGCAGATCTGCGAAAGACTTCGAGTGAGTACCACCAAAGTTCATGTGCTTCTTCATTGCTGCAATTACATTTGAATCGGAAGCGCGATACTTCCCATCACGAAATGTAACAGTAGTCTGGCTGAAATATCCTGGCTGACTTGGTTCTTCAACCATGAGTCCACGCAGAGTTAGTCCACGATGTCGGGATATAAACAGCTCAGCTTCCTCTTCTAGGGAAGCCTGCGGTAGATCTACTTGGTCATAGACATTCTGCACTGGTACGAGCTCTCGATCTTCCTCGGACTTATGCAGATATGGTTTAGTTTGCTTGGCTTTCTTTTGGCTCAAATCCATGGCGTTCATTCAAAATAATGGAAAACAAAAAGGGGGCCCAGTGCCTTACCAGGCCCCCGTTAGAATCAGCGAACGTACTTTGGATCCTTAATGCGAGAGCTATATGTCTTGCCGTTCCAAGAGCTTTCATCCTTGAACGTCGTGAGTTCATTGATGATAAAGTTCTCGCTACGGAGATTGTGCTCTTGATCGTCGAGGAAACGTGGCTCAAGCGACAGTGCCCACGTAGCATCACCAGCAGGAACGGTGATTGCAGCAGTTGCCTTAATCACGTATCCAATTGGGAACTCAGTCAGGTCAGCAGATGGAACTTGCGATGGAAGCACAAGTGTGTACTTACCAGTGTAGTTCGCACCAGTCAGATCTACCGTTCCAGACAGAAGCGTGTAATACTTACCAGACGCCAAAGTACCGGCTGCTATAATGGGAGGGGCGGCGAAGAAAATCTCATCAAGGCCGACCTTACCCAGATCCGTCGCAGCATTAGGGTAGAGAGTTTGCATCTTGGAATCGAGATCCGTACCGGAAAGATCCGGAACAATCTCGTTACCTGCTCCAGTTCCAGTGGCTGTGCCGACTTGCAGCACGCCATTCTTGAACTGATACTTGGCCTTGCCAGATGCAGCAAGAAGGGCCAAGCTATCGTCAATTGCGATGTAACGCATTGTTTTGTCCTTTTGTTTCGTGAATAATTAGGCCGTACGGAGAAGGGCGTGATGCTCTTCAAGGTGGAACGACAGCGTGCCGGACCATTCGACCATGAGCTTCTTGTCGCGCTCGTTGTTATTCGAGTATTCACGAACATCGAAGTTCTTGGCTACGTGGTAATCGACCTGCTCAGGGTCAATCACGCAACACCAGTGCGACTGCGGAGTACCAAGGCGGAACGTCTCATTGCGCACGAGGTCGAGCTGATAGCCCATCCAGTCATACGTCGTAATGTTCAGACCTGGTGTCTGCTTGCTTACGTTCAGATCGCTACGGCGATATTCACGGAAAGCCTTGTTGAAGTTATTGAGGAAGTCCGCGCCGACAAATGCCCACTTACGCTTTGCGCCTTGATGGAGAAATGCCTGCTTGTACATAAACTCGCTGACGAGGTTCTCGAAGTCCAAACCAGCTTGAGCCGGATTGTAAACCGTGACATTCGTGCGAATAGCATTCAGAACGCCGCGCATGTGATGCGTAGGGCGGCCTGTTTGATCGAAGTTCACAGCACGCTCGGAGTACCAGCACGTCAGATTGATCTGCTTCTTGAACTCTTCGATAACTTCGCGCTTTTGGAAGTCAAAGTCCTTCATCGAACCATACGTTTGCACGTACTCAAGTTCATCTTCTGTGACTTCGAGAACGGCTTCCTTGTGCTCGACGAAGTTGTAGTCAAACACCACGTCACGCTGATAGCCGCTTGCCTCAATTGGCTGCGATTCCCAGATTGTACGACCGAGGTGCCAGAAATCCGACGTCGTTGGGGCGACAAATGCGACAGGCTCGACAACGCGAACGATGATGTTGCTTGCGGCTGTGCGCGTTTGCGAAGCACCATTGCTCACAAGTGCTGTTGAAAGCTGAAGTTCCGTACCGTTCACTTTGTAAGCGGCATCTGGAGTCATAACGACTTCAACCGTCTGACCAGTGGCCACGATATAGAGCTTGTCCTGTGGCTGATACAGCATGCCAGAAATGCCGGGGCGTGACGATTGAGCTACAGTCAGGCGACCAAAGCGCGTTTCGTTGTTGCCTGCAATACCAGCAGCAGATGCCGTGATTTGATCCAGGAAGTCAGTAGCATAATACTTACGTACTTGCACCTTCTTCGACTTTGGACGACCAGCCGTGGAGATCTTCTCCATCAGCGTGATGATTGGTGTAGCCTCTGGGTAGAGGGTACGGATTTGCTCGCTAATATCCGGCTTTTGGTTCTGCGGGTTGACCGTCTGAGTGGTCCGGATACCGCGTCGCGTAGAATTGAGGTATGCCATTAGGCGTCTCCTTTATGAATATAATACCTAATTTACAGTCCCAAACCTAGCAAAGCCTTTCGGCGTTCTTCAATCGTATTACCCAGTTTTTGTTGGATCTGACGCTTGTTTGTACCGGCAGACTTAGAGCCACCAATGACCCGTGGCGCCGTCTTTGCCTTGCTAACTTGTTGAATCTTTGAACTCGTCTTAGAGCTACGCTTACTCAAGCCAGCATAGCGCAGAATTGCTTGAGCTTGCTGCTTACTGAACTTCGTCGTACGCGCATCTACATTTGGATAGAGTTCAGCGACAGCTTTCTGAATCTTAGGGATATCAGCTTCTCCGGTGTAATCCAAACCAAGATCCACCAGTGCTTCGTCGAATACACGGGAGTTGTGCGTAGCTACCGTCTCTACCATGCGTTCGGCTTGCATTGCCGCCACCTGTTGCTCTAGATGCGCACGACGATTCTCTTCTTCCTTGACCTTGAGATAAAGTTGCTTCTGAGTATCGTCGAGTTCGTCGAGGTATGGGTCGTTCGTGTTTGAGTTCATAGTGCTGGCAAGTTGTTGCAAATCGTTCAAAATTTCTTGGACTGAATAACCGTTGGCCTTCATATACGTCATACGTGAAAGCACGGGATCGCCCGCCACAAAGTCTACTAGCGCTTTCGACTGCTGCGCATTTTGGTGGGCTGCTGCCACTTGCTGCTGCAAGATTTGCGCCTGCTCCAAAAGTTCGTCGAAGTGCTGGCCCTTGGAAACAACGTCGGCTAAAGAATCCTGGTCAAATACCGACTCTTTGTAGGTGCCATCGAGCTGACGAACAGGTATCTCGACCTGCCAATCTTCCGGTGCATCGACTACATCGGTGTCAGGATCTACGATCTCTTCTTCATCCAATACTTCTTCAACTTTCTCGTCTAGTAACCCTTCTTCTTCGAGCCCTTCTTCTTGGAGTTCTTCATCGTATTGCTCCTGTGGGTTAAGTGTATCTTCCATTGCTGTTCCTCAAAATCTACATGGTAGATGGTTGGCCGCCCAAAGAATTACCAGCGGCAAGCTGCGTGGCGGTTACAGCCTGCTGCATTTCCATTTGATCTTTCATCTGCTTCTTTTGCATCGAGTCTTGTACGGACTGCTGCAACTTTGCTTGCTTCTGTTGTTCAGCTTGTTGCTGCTGATACTGCTGAATAGCAGGAATCATTCCAAGAATCTTATCCTTTGTAACCTGCTCTAGCGAAGAGTATTCAAGCAACGTCGTGATAACGATATCTGGCGGGAGCATAGGCCCGATTGTCTGGAAGAGCTCCTTCACTTGTACGAACTGGCGTTCCTTGGCCGTAACAGTATCGACAGCCTCGGTAATCGCAATATCCATACGGGCATTCGCTAGGGAATCAAGCACTGGCTGTTCCACAAGCAACCATTCTGGCTTGCCATCTGCACCAAGAATGCGCATTTGCTGGTCTGGTGCCAGATACTTTCGCATGTACCAAAGGCACATTTCCGTTACTTTACGCCGCCATGAATTGATGTGCGCGAATACTGGCATACGAGCCATGCCCGCTGCCTCTTGACGAGCGCGAACGGCGGCGCCAGATTCAGCGGCGTTCTCCTGAAGGCCCAAGGCATTACGACCACCGACAATATCCGTCATATGGTTGATGGCCATGCTGATTGCGGGAACCAAGTCTGACTGTGCCGGTTGGTTCTGTACAACATTGATGGCGTCATGAGACAGCACAGGAATCTTTGGAGATACCTTCGATGCCTCGCGATTCAAGCTCTCAATCGTAAATCCACGCTTGAGCTTGGCCTCAATCACCGTCATGATGTTCTTATTGCCTCGCCCGATTTGGTTATCGAGCTCGGAAATCATGCGGTTCTGGAACAACTGAGGGTCAATCAATTGATCGACGAACGACCAATACTCGCCATCGTCATGATAACAAAACGATATCTGGTATGGGAAGTCGGGAAGTTCTGTTACTTCCCGTGACACGCACTCGTCGCCGAACATCAGAGACTGGATGACGATATCCTTAGAGAGCGTGACCATCGTAACTAGATCATTGCCTTCAGCATCAATCAGATTGACAGATCCTTCGACATACTGCTCCATCAATCCGTCGATATGACTTTGAGCTACACTCTGGGTGTCATACTCAGTCATCTCATTGGAGACTTGATCGACAACAATATAGATGTATTGACGAGCTTTCTCGAAGTGCTCGACCGCAATGATATCTCCGCGTATATCCGTTTCCTTGAGAGACCTACCAGCCTCAGCCATATACTGCTGGCGTGGGGTCATCACCTCAAAGCGAGCAATAGTAGATTCGTTTCCAAATCCAGCGGCATTACGGATAGCTTCCTCAAACTCCGGCCAGCGCTCGATTGCATCCTGCCGTGATACCGGAAGGATTCGCGCCATCCACTTTGCGTCAGACAGTCCTACGTCAACCGAGTTTGGATCCCACATCATTTGGTAGACCGGGATTCGCTCTACGACTGGACGCCCCGAAAGCCCGTCGGACAAAGCCCAGCGAGTTACAGTGCAGCCGACCTTTTTCACAATCATGTCGTAAAAGACTTCGTTCTCCACTTCGTCCATACGATTGATTTGCTCGCACCACTTGATAAGCCGGTTGGCTACGTAGGCTGTAGGTTCATCACCAGGTTCAGTAGGGATAGCTTGCGCTTCCACTCGGCGTGCTGAATGCACTCCAAGAACAGCATTAACCTTTGGCGAGATTTGGTCGAATACATAAGGGATTCGATTCTGCCTAGCATGCGCCTCACGCTCATCGTCGTCCCATTGATTGCCTTGCACGAAAGCTGAATTGCGCCGTGCTTCATCCCAAGCATTCATGAACAAAGGACGAGCTGTCTCTATGTCGCTCCAGATTCTAGTATATACATCAGACAGGTTTTCATCAGCGAAGATATCCTTCGTGATAACACTATCTGGAATCTCAGATGCTTTGAATGGGACGTATTCGGTCATATCAATAATCTTCGCCTTCGTCCTCGCCTTCACCGTGCATGTCTTGACACATAGCTACGGCTTCGTCGATTACGTCGTATGCCTCTTGGATGTTACCTTCTTCAATCATATCTGCCGCTTGGCGGAGCATGTCGCTTGGTGACGATTCGGATTCGGACTCTGCTTCTGGCTCTTTTTCCTTTTCAGATGCCATGCCCTTAGGCTTGATCTTATAGGTAATCTTAAGGAAGTCTTTTCCGAGTGATGGCTTGTCCATATCAGTAAATCGCATAGCGTGAAACAACCAAATCTTCGTACTCGACATACATAGTATCGCCGGTACTAGGCAAATTTGCATATCTGCTACGCTCAGTCCCTAATTCTTTTTCGTCGGTATTTATCGTACCGTCGTAATTGATTGTGGACCCATACGGAATATGGCTTAGCAAATAGCGCAGTGCATCTACATAGTCATCCTGACCACGGGTGTTGAGGTCGGGCTTGTTATTGGCGTAGCGTTGCAGTGGGATAGTTTCAATCAGACCCATGCAGTGCGCGAATATCTTCAGCTTCGTAGGTCTAGAGGGCGGATTATTAGACATGTATGTCTTGATGTTTATCCAGCCGTTTACCCGTTCATTGATAGCTGGCTGCACATATATTCCTTGCTGCTCGAACATCGTAGCTGGCGAGAGGGCGTCGGCAGTCTCACCGCGCCGACTTTTCATCGAGTTAGGGTCAAAGTATGTAGCCGCGAACTCCGCATCCCCGCTGGCATTGACAATCATGTCGATGAAGATATCTGTGGTATCTTTTGTAGATACTTCGTCATAGACATAGACAGTTCCATTCTTAGGGTCCTGTGCGGCAAATAGGCATACGGACGGGTGAACGCCGTAGCCCAAGTCAACCGAGCGCCATCGCACCCAGTCCTGCGGTATCTCGAATGGTTCTAGGACAATATGTACACGCGGGTCCCATTCGCCAAAGAATGCGCCGCTCATGACGTCCCATGATCCTAAAAGCCACTGGGCACGCAGATCGTCAGGGAGAGTTTCTAGGTAATCTATGTAATCCTGGGTCGCGTGCGGGTTATCGTAAACGCCGAACGGTACGTAAGCGTACTCGTCTTTTTTCAGGAGTTCCTTTGGCGCCCACTTGTTGTAGTCAGGCATAGCCCAGTAACGCTTGACATATCCGTCAGACATACCGCCAGGGTTACAGGTCATGATCATCGTCGGCTTGAAACCGGTATTACCGAAGTCGCGCAACGATCCTAGGAGCCTACGAATAGCATTTTCAGAGAGCTGATTGCCTTCATCCAGAATGAGTAGACCGATTTCAACACCCTGGAGCTTACTGACATCCGCATCTTCCTCGATAGAACGGAAGTAGATCTTGCTTCCATTCGGGAAATAAGCTGTCTTTTTAGTCTCACGCCAGTTGAATAGCGTTCCTGGGTAGTATTTCTTGAGTAGTTCATTTTCAATGATCTGCTGTCGGAGTTCGTCCAGCGACTTACGTATAATCATGATACGCAAGCCTGGGAATAGAACGGCGCAGAGCACCGCTATTGCTACGACTAGATATGTTTTTCCACCACCACGAGCACCACCGGCGACGATATACGACTTGCGACCGATGTGGTTAAAGACTTCCTGCTGCTTATCCGAGAACTTGATGATGTCGGATATATTTATCTGCTGCGTTTTAGCCATCTAACTGGTTGACGCTCTTATCAGACAGGGATGGTGGAACATGAGTAGCTGATACATTTACGGTAATCGAACCGCCTTCTTCCAGTGCTAGTTCGCGCCGCCTAATGATGTGGTTTGCTATTGACGTCAGGGAATTGATTGCCTTGATACGGATATCATCATCGGCTACGTTGCCAATGATATCAGTCAGACGTTCAATTGAAAGGATCATTCCAGCGCTCGCACCTTTTTGCAGCGAGTCCAGATCAATGTCCAGTCCGTCGATAATTCTATTGACAGCAAGGACAATTTGGTTGTCAGTAGAGCGAACCGCAGAGGACGACAACCGTATTTCGTCGATGTCATCGTCGCTAATACTTTTAGGTTTTGCTTTCCTCATGCTCTAATTTACAACAAATATCAATGGTAGCATCATGGCATTTAGCTGGGACTTAATAACCAACACACTTGGGGCAGCTCTTCCTATCGCTGGGCAAGCATTAGGAACTGGTGCCGCACCTTGGCTTGGCCTTGGCACCGGAGTTCTGCAAGCATTAGGTCAAGGATTTGGGATCACGGATGGTGGAGGTGGAGCTGGTTCGCCGCAAAAGGCCATGGAAGATGCTGCCAAGATACAGCAACTTGCCAGTTTTACAGCTACTGGAGCAGAAGGTCCTGCTGCAAACCGTGAGTCAGCTCAGGCTGCCCGCAAATTTATCGGTCAGTCTACAGCCGAAGGACTTCGTGCCGCACAGCAACAGCAGGCACTCGGCTCGATGGCACTTGGTGGCGCGCAGCAGACTACAGACCTAGCCCGGTCAGCCGCCATGATGAACCTCGGCAACCAACGTCGGGATCTTATGCAGCAAGCCGCCGCCGGTGGGTCAAGTCCTGCCGCCCTTGCTGGTATTGCATCTAATCTTGGTCAGTCAAATACTCAGACGCTAAACTCTCTTGCACAACAAGGAGCACAGGCACAGCAAGCTGGATTAGCGCAGGCTGGCCAAGCATTCGCCGCTTCTGAACAGACACGAAATGCAGATTTAGCTCAACAACTAGCTAACTTCCAACCATACGCACTACAGAAGTTTGGCGGAACGAGCCTCGGTCAAGTCGGCGGTTATCAGCAAACTCAACAAGGTATGGCTGCTGCCGAAGATCCAATGGCGCTACTCAAAGCAATGGGTGGTCAGCTTGGAACACAGCAAATAAACAAGCCGTATGAGGATGAGACGGCCAGGCGCCAACTAATGATGGGTCTCGCTAAAGATCCTGGAACATTGGCGGAGCTCAAGAAAATGCTTGGAATACCATAAGAAGGAATAAGGCGTGCCGCAATACATCCAGAACCCATCTTTGATGGGGATGCAAGAAGCGAATGAACAACAGAAGCAGCGCTCGAACATCTACGCCCAGGCAATAGCAACTGCTACTGATAATATGTACAAGCAGTCTCTTGCTGATCAAGCTATGGAGCGCCAGATTTTGCGTGAACGTGAACTGTTGGAGAATCGCATTAGTCCTAGTGGAATGCCGATACAAGATAAAAATTTCGTTCCGCCTACAAAATATGGCCAGCAAATTATGGATGCCATCATGCGTAGTCGCGCAGCGCAGATGGGTGTAAATCCAGAGGTAGCACCAGGTGTGCCAGGTAGACAGGTTGGCGTTAATTTAATGCCGCTTCCTGGAGCCCAACCACTACAGCGACCAAGTGTAGGTGGATGGCCGATTAACGACGTGAATGGAGATACATACAACCAATTAGAATGGTTGCGTGAATTGCTTCCACCGTACATGTTTCAGCCATAATGAGCAAGCCAAAGAAATCAGGACTTGGATCTACTCCTCAGCATTCCGCAGGTAAGCCTAAGAAAACTCGTCAGGGTGCATCACAGCGCACCAAGCATTCGGCTTCGTCAGCGAATAAAGCTACGAAGCCTTACCGTGGGCAGGGGCGTTAGACTTGCCATACTTGGCTGTCTTGTATAGCTGAAACCACATCTGCTCCATCCCAGCTACGAACTCTTCGTCGTCATTCTTGCCTAGAATGTGCAAGGCTGCATGGATAAACTCATGCAGAAATGTCTGGAACATAGACTGCTGCGACAACGCCTTACCATTGACGTTTCTAGCTATGCGAATCAGGTTTGCTTCGTAATCGCACAGGCCATACAAATTTTGACTTACACCTAGTGTGTCTGAAATTCGGACACGCCATGTATGCGCCCCTAGCTTGAAGGACGTCGGTATCTGCATGGATGTTGCTACTGGCTTCATATAACCTTGCCATTAACAATCATTTTGTTGTGCAAGGTAAACTCACGGTCCTTGCCTACCTCAATGATAGCAAAACCATGTGTCCATTGATTACGTGGCGCATAGCGTGGATTCAGATCACATAAGCATCCAACGGTTGAAGCCTGGAAGTAACTGCCATCCAATGGACGACGCACAATCGTGTCAGACTTCTTGTGAACGTGGCCAATGAGAATGCTATCGTATGCCTTCAGGAAGTAGCTGCGCGAAGGATTTACAGCGCCACCGCCATAGTATTCGTGGCCATGGTCGATGTAGAGCTTACCTGCCGTCATCTTCGCTCTATCTTCTACCCAGTCTATATTCAAATCACGTAGGCCAAGGAACTCTTGCAGGTAGATTGTATCCTGTAATACCTCAGCCTTCTTTGCAAGGTACCGCTTGAAGCGCTCTTCGTGATTGCCCTCACGGTAGACGATGCGAACCTTATCGCCGAAGAACTCTCGAAGGTGCTTGAGCATTGCCTTCGATACATCAAGCTCCCACTTCCAGTTACGCTTAGCTTCGATCTTCTCATGTGCCGATAGATGGAAGAGATCCATCATATCACCATTGAGCACAAGAGAGTCGATACCTGCATCCTTCAGGAAGCTCAGAGCCGTTATGTACGATCCATGGAACTGCCCATCTGCTGTACGTTGCAAGTCATGGAAGGGCCAATGGGCGTCGGAGAGAACCCCAATCTTGCCGTATGGAAGTTCGTACACTACATCATTGCGCAGGTCGCCTGAGTGCAAGCCAGTATCAGATATTCCAGGTACAAAACCATAGTCAGCCTCTGGCCTTACAATCGCATCGTACGTCTGTGCAATTTCGTGCAGCTTCTTGGAGAGATTCTTTCCACCTTTTGACTGAGCTTCTTTGGATCTAGGTGGAACTGTCGTACGTGGTTTCTTTGCTATGCGGCGCTTCTTCTCCGGTTTACCCTCCGCAGCCATAGCGTGCGCATTCTTAATCTGTGATCCACGTACCTGACCTCCGAGCTTCCTGCCTTCTTGCAACCTAGCTTGGCGTTCACTATAGATTATTTCCCACTCTTCATCGCTTATACGCCGTCTGGTCATAGGTTTGTTACCGATGCTGTTAGGTGAAATGCTATCGCCGTTACGGAGGACGTCGCGAAAGTCGCTCGAAGAACTTGATTGTGGTGCAGCTTGAGATTCAGCGGCTGTAATACCAAAGAGTATGTAGGCTGCCCTGTATTAGGAGTGCGTGTTGTAGCTGGGATTGCATATTGGCTATGCAATGTCGCCACAGGTGTTTCCGTTGTGTCGTAGATAAAGAATCGTAATGTACCGGCTTGGGTGTCATTCAGCGATGAGTTGACGGTTATTTCATCAATTACCGTTCCTTGGTTAGAACCAGTCACAAGAGCTGTGTAGTCAGCATCGGCTGTTGTAAACGTCGTTAGACTGGTGTTGGCAGTCGTTATGCGACCTGAGTGTGCGTGAATTGCCATGGCTTATACGTTCGTAAATTGCATTGGATGATAGTTGGCTGGACCTTCGAGGTAGTTGACTGGCTGCAAAGTGACTTGCGTAGCTGGATCTAGCGTAGTTGAATCGGCTATCTTGATTGCTTCAAATGCGTGATATGTAACTTGAAACAGTATCCGCGTTTCACCATTGTTACCGAAGTTGTAGCTAATGAGATGAGAAACTTCATCCCCGGCATTTAGCCATATTTGCGCCGTACCCTGTAGAGACCAAGGAAGCGTACTCATTTGTATTACAAAGCCATAGATGTCCTCTACATTGCCACTAGTGTTGAAATTCCATATATCTAAAGGGCAGACATCGAGGGTTTTGTAAATGCGAGTTACGTATGTTTCACCCTCTAATCGCCTCACTGCTAGGTAGTAATGCAGTCGTATGTTGATGAACGGCACCCCAATGCTTGTATAGATCGCACTTGTCAGGTAACGAATGCCTTGCGTCGTGCCGCTTATGAGGTACAATCCATCTTCATTTACTGCACCGAAGCGTGTATAAGCACTCTGCACACTAAATCGCTCTGATACCCCCCAATCCCACTGCGTGTCAATAGCGTTGTTGCTATAGTTGCTTCCAGCGTACGGAGTCGTAACACCAGATGCGCTTTGCCACCCCCACGGGCCAACAAACAACTGATTGATATATTGACCCGTAAGGATATTGTACCCTACACTCAATGCTGGATCGGTTGTTGCGTCCTTTATCCAGACTGTAGACAATGCACCTTCAAGAGAACTACTACCGCCGCCTGTTTTAGTCCACCCCGTAACACGCCGCTTTCCATTACCCATGTCATCTACATGGAAATAAATTTGCTCGTGCTGGTGTTTGTTGATGTGGTTTTGGTGATTGTAAAAGTCTATGGTTACTGTATCTGGGCCACCAATACTAACAGATCGCTGTTGGATTGTCAGCGGGCGGTCTATTGTCAGAGTGCCTACGTTAGTTCCTGGAGACACCGTTGTGGTGACGCCATTGATGCCGCGCACATTTACAACGCCACCGTATTGGACTGAATGCGATCCTTGGGTATTAGATATAGAATCCCCACGCAGCAACCAGACAACCGGTGGAATCGCAATCGTCACCGTCTTGTTTACATTAGATACCGTTACACCCCTAATACCACGGAATACAACTGTCTCCCCATTCTTGACCTCGGCAGCGGCGTAGTTCTCAGCTTTGACGAACCAGGAATACTTGACCATTTCTGGCTTTGCAGTTTCGCCTGGCGTACTTGGCGTTGGAGCTGGAGCTATTGCTGCCTGCTGGTTCACTACGGCTTGGGCTTGCGCCTCTTGAATCGCCTGCAACCCCATCTTTAGACGACGCATCTCCTCGTTCGCCATGGATGCACCATCAGGCGTGGAGTAATCTCGTACATCTTGGACCGATAGATTGGTTTGCGACGGTACTACTCTGGGTCGCTTAGGAGGCATTTAGCACCGTTCTATTGGTATCATGATAAAGTAGTTTGGCGTTTCATATACCACATCCACCAGCCAAATTTCGCCAATGTTTACGTTACTTCCTTCATAACGTTTTGATATCAAACCTACCCGGCCTGTGCTCGTCTTGCCAATAGGCGACGTTTTGCCTGGCATAATACGGACAGTTGCCCTAGGTCTATGTAGCCAGTTCTTGTTCATTTACGCAAAAGAGGATAACTCTTGCGAAGTTACCCTCTCGTTTGCGCTTATCTGTCAGGCTTTGCTCAGAATGGAACGTCATCTTCAAAGAACTGACGAGGTTCGGCTTTTGCCGTAGCCGTAGGCTGGGGTGCAGATGGCTCAGATTTGGTGCTTGGAGCACCTTCTCCGGTGTTCATCTTAGCGCAACCATTACCGTTGAAATAGGCAAACGCCTGCGTCTCGTCGCCCTTCTTAAGCCGTCCGCCCGGGAAGGTGTCTACAGTAACCATATCGCCCACAGCAATGTTATCCAACCAGCGCATCTTGTCGCCGTAGAATGTCACTGGGAAAAAATTAGGGTAGCGATCGCCTTGCTCGACGATAATCCGCTTGCTTTCCTTGCCAGCCCCGAATTGTTCGACGCCAGAAATGTAAGTTACCCTACCTGTGAAGGTGAAAACCATTGTCGTTCCTTGTTAAACTGCTTGTTGAATTGTTGTCCAGTCGATGTTCCGATAGATGTCGTAGAGACGAAAGACGCTACCTACTTCGAGCTCTGGAGCTCCAGAGTCAGGCTGGCTCTTTACGTCGAGAATTGTTACGTTGTAGCCTCGGCCACGCTTCCACATACGCACAGTATGTGTCGCATAGGCGTTCTCGTTCTTAGGTTTGTCACCTTGGACAGACCTATTTACGTTACCTTCCAATGGATGTGCATAGATGTCAACGGCAACATTCTTGTTCAACCACTGATCTATTCCGCCCAAAGTATCCATGTAGGATTTGAACTCCTGCATGTAATTGTAATGTCGCATAGCTGTTTGATCCTGCTTTCTTGAAAGTGGTCTGGTTTTCATTCGAGGCATCTTGGCTCTTGGTACATCCAACATGCTTCGATTTCCTTTGATGCTGAACTCTGGCAAATCCGAGATCAAGTCGTAGTAGCTTTTCTTCTGTGTTTTCCAGTACGATGCCAACGCAGCACGTACAAAGATTGTCATGATTGCATACAGCAAGGCGGCTTTGGTGACGTCTAGGCGTTTTGCTGTGCTGTCAACAAACTGCTTCGCGTCATAGCTAACCCGCAGCACACGGTTCTCCTCGTCGGTATTGACATAGAACCGAGAGAGTAGGCGCACTTGGTCACGCGATAGCTCCATAACGGTTTTTGTCGCAACCATTATAGTGTCGCTTATCGTATGCTTGACCATCCGACGCCTTTCGAGGATCACTGACCCCGCAATCAATAGCTGTGCTATCGACTTTGGTACAGTCAGGCTACGCGGAGCGGTAGATCTCTGCGGCGTGGTTACATTCATGTGCGTATGCTGCATAGCTTTCTGCCACTACTCGCCAATCTACAGAACTCGGTGTCACGCCCTCGGCTTTACACTGATTGCATTTGGTGAGCAACAAACCTTGATGCTCTACAAGCTCAGGCTCTTCGGCATCCTGAGAACAATAGCTGCATCGTTGATAAACAAAGAAGTTGCGGTCAATCGTAGCCCAGGCAGTCGGGGGGATCCTGCCCATAAGCCACGATCGAAGATGACCCAACGTAGCGTGAGCTATTGCTGGATCGGCAGAGCCTTGCGCTATCATCGCGACGCGCTTGACGGCAGCTTTCACATACGCCAGTACATCGTTAGCTTCTCGTTGGCTGATAGTATTCACACCAATCGAGATAAGAAACGACCCCCACGTTCTGTATGGCGCTCCTGCCGGTAGATCATGATCTTGAAATGCCTTGATAAAACGATCGTCACTGTCATAAGTCGAAGCGACTTTCATACACTCTTGCAAGGCAGCAATGCTAAGCCCTGTCATGACGCACAGTTGCCTTTGAGTTACGCCAAGCTCTACAGCCGTAGCGCACTCCTTGCCAACGCGGTAAAGCCTAAGAGCCTCAGCCAGCGCGGTTCCAGGACTATCATCGTATGACACGGCAATCTGCATTACTTCTTGTCTCCGAGTGCACTAGCAAGCAGGTGGGCCTTGAAGATCTCAATGGCACCCAATTGCTCTAGTGCCGTCAGGTTACTGCGTACGTCGATTTTGATACCTTCCTGCTTGAATGTCAGATTGACTTCGAGCACTCGGTCTAAACCGTTCTCATCTGTTGCAGGCTCAGTGCTTTCAACTTGCACGCCATCTGGCAACTGAATCAGGTTTTCTTCATTCATGACTTTACTCTCCGGTTGTAGTTTACTGAACGTGGTTTGCTGACCTTTTGTTTTGGAGCTTCAATTGTAATGGGATCTTCGAGCTTTGGATTGGCAGCCTTGTATTCGCATGGACGTGCATATCCTCGGAGCAATCGAATGCCTTCTTGGATTGCGCGGACCTCATTTAACGCCCATGTCAACGCGCTATCTTGATTCTGCCGTAAAGAATCAATTTGATAGATAGCGTATGTCGTCAAAACTGCATTGACTACAGTGCCGAAACTTACTAGGAAGATTATTGTTTCCATAGCAGTCTCCTTTCTTAGTGAATGATTGATGGTTTTTCTTGATTGCCGTCATTAGGGTCCATGAGCAACATCTTTCGATTAGCTGCTGCTCCGAGACATGATATCAATTCCATTACGTTCATTTTAGGAAGCCGATGTTGTCGGCAAAATTGCAATGCCAGCTTATCGCCATGCCGCAATCCTGACTGCCCTACAACAGCTTCTATCAGATCGACGGTATTGAGGAGCTTATCCATACTAAATCCGCACAGTACGGATACGACGTGATCTCTTTCAGTCATTGAAAAGCCTGTCGATTGTGTGCATACTAAGTGCATGAGAATCACTTGCCTCTGAAAGATCAATCAGAGAGCATATATGAGTCATTGATTCTTTTTCGTTCTTTGACAGAATCAGATGCCCCTTTGAGTCCACTCCGGCTACGATTACGTTGTCCTTTTTTGCTAGACTCAACCATCCCGACCTGCTTCCCCGTGGGTTCACATACATCACCCTCACGTCGAAGCCTTTGTAGTTCGCTTTCGTAGGCAATCGCTTGATCAAGTGAGTCAACGAAGATGGCGTTCCCTCCGTTTTCTTTGACTGCTTCGATGAAATCTTTTTGCTTTGTTCGTTTTGCACCGTTTTTCCTTTTGACTTCGACCCAAAAATAGATTCCCTTACCGAACACAAACAGATCTGTTACTCCGCTGTGCTCTTTGTTTCCGATCCTGCCAAACCAGGTATAGTACCACACCCAGTTCCCGCTTCCTGCTTTACCACCACCGCTATTGAAACGGATGACCTCATATCCTGACTTCACATAGTAGTCTACAATCGACGACTGCAATTGAGATTCAGGGATGATTGGTTTGCCATCCTTACCAATTTTCAGTATGCGCCTCATTCGTCAACAGCCCACTGAGCGAGAACTTCTTCTTTCTTGATCCCATTGGTTTTGAATGTGCGCCGACCGTTCTTATCAGCACGCCAAGTGATTCTACCGTACTGCTCACCAAAGTCGAGCACCGGAGCTTCGCCCAGCTTCTCACGCAACATCTGCTCGGCTAGAGCCATTTGCTTAGATAGGTCCTCAATCTCAGACTTGTACCTAAAGTAATTGGCCACGGCCATAAGGTCTGACTCGGTTGCCGTAACCGTAAGCTCAGGGTCAGGCGAAGATTCCTTGTACTTTTCCTTCAGGAAGTCGGTGTATGCGTCCGAGCCATCAGGCGGGGGAACAAGGTGCTGGATGTCGAGTTCCATTCCACCTGCCGCCAGAATCTTCCTAGCCTCAAGTACATCGTTCCAGAAGCTACCGCACTTTTCAATGATGCGTTCTTGGATCTCTTTCGATGGCTCGAATGGAATCACGTCAATCTTGTTGTTTGCTTCGAGGATTGCCAGCTCCGCATACTTCACCTCGCATACCAACATGTAATGCTGAATCTGAATGATGTAATGAATTGGCACTCCGCTTTCCCACTTTTGCGATTCCCAGTGGTTGATCGTTTTGATCTCAAGGATTGAGCGCTCTTTGCCATTTTTGAACAGCCTGTCAGGATTAGCAAACAGGAAAGGATGCTTTGGATTGACAAGGATACGACTGAGTTTGATTGGCTTGCGTATCACCTTGTCAGCCATGTAGTTCACTGGGATAGACTCGACTCCAAAGTTTGAATCGTAGTACGACCATAGCTTCGCAATCTTTGCCTCATCCTCGTTGCCGATAATCATTGGCAGCGAAGTGTTGAACTTACGAGCAAAACCTAGCTTCTCATAGAACACCTGAGCCGAGCATGAGTACGGAGACAGGCCAAGAATAGCCGCGCTCTCCGATCCTCCGACACCCATCTCTAGTCGTTTTGCGAGCCACTCATCCCGTGATTGGAATGCGTGAAACTCTAGTCCGTTCCATGGTTTCATCAAGCAGCTCCCAGTGCTTTGACTGCGTTGCTGTTGAGCTTAGCCCCACGCCGTGCAGCGTCCTCACCATCATTGGTGGCACTAGCTGTTTGCGCTAGTTCTTCGATTGTATACAATCCAGACAGCGTTTCAGGGAATCCACGGCGTAAAGCACGAGCTTCGGCGCATTTCTCTAGCATTGTGTGACCCATCTTCGCCCACATCTGCGTAGGCTTGCGCTCACGAGAAGCAGAGTCATAGTACATCTGGCAGTATTCGTCATAGAGTGCCGTTGCGCTGAACTGGTTCCACTGCTTCGATTCTGGGTGATAGCGCTTGACATAGACTGTAGCTGAGAACAACGTGCCGTCGTCTTTGTACTTGTAGATTGTGTCGTCGCCTGGTGCATATAGACCAGTGCGAATTGCCATACTACGATAGCCGTCAATGCCCACAATGATAGTGTACTTGACTTCGCCCGTATTCTTCATACGGTGTTCCTGCATGATGATCTGGCCACTGATAGGATCTAGGCCCAACTTTTTGGCTTGGCTCAGGAACGCAAACGCTTCTTCAAGTGGGATACCAGTAGGAAGTTTACTATAGATCACCTTAAGCTCCTCCGGCGTCCAGCCGAGTGAACGTATCAGGTCCTTGTAATACTGCGCGTCGAACTTGGCACGCTTCTCAGGTACCTGTGGATTTTCAGCTTCTACGATTTCGACGGACATGTTTCTCCTTGCTGTTTTTTATGAACTCTTCGGTACCCAGTACCGTCATTGTAACCCATCCTAGTTGCTTGATTTTGTACCCTGCACACTGCTGCGTTCGTATTGCGGCGAAGTACAGGGACTTGTAGCGGTCAGGGAAGTTTTCCTTCATCCATCCTAGCAGATTGTTCACCTCGAACTCTCTGCCGTCAGGATCTATCACGAGAACTCGCGAAACTCGCGTAGGAGCCCTATCCTTTGCAGTGACGATACGCTGCCTTTTGGGTCTGCCTAGATTGAGCTTCTTTGCTATCGTCTCCATAATATCCATGCTTGCCTCAACATGGAATGGACCTCCCTCGAAGTAAAAGAACTCTACACCAGCCTTGATCAAATTGACGACATCGGCAAGCGACAATTGCAATGAGCGAGTGCCGACGTCTAGTTTGCCTGATCCATCTGGGTAGATAAGATTCATTCCTTGATACCGTTGGCCTCCATGATTCTTTTAGCCACATCTTCTGGAACCGGAACGGAATAACCAGAGACATTACGGTAGATGAAGTATGGACCTATGCGTAGAAAGCATGGCGGCGCAACACCATGTCGCGAATCGTGGAATGATGCCACAACCGCTTCAACGTCTACAATGCCATTGTCGTCTATTTCGCAGATTCTAGCACGAGCGCTCGGCTTGTATGACTTCCACTGTTCACCGTCATGGCGACGAGCAATCAGTTGCTCAATGTCGTTTTCACCAAATGCTACAATCCATGACGCACCAAGCACGTTATCATTGGCTTGCCATAGTCCATGCTCTTTGTGTATAGGCGAGATCGTGTCAACAACTCTGCGGCGCGTATCCATGCTGGCCATATCTAGGCCGCCAATACGCAGTAGCAATCCTGCCACTATATCCGTTGTTGCGATGCTCATACTGCAATGTAATAAAATTATCTGACATCGCAAATATAAATTTTACTTGATGACTTGACCCACCACAAACCCACCTACAAAGCCAATAGCTACATTTTTAACGTCACTCCAGAAGCTACCAGTGACATTGGTGTTCGTAATCACGGTGTCGTGTACGATCACTGTATCGGGACACTCAGTCATTTGCATGTTAGCAAAGACGTTCTCTGGGAATCGGTACTCAATCTTGAGTGACTTGCAATTGATGGTCGTGTCCATGTATGCCGTGAATGCTCTGGTTTCAAAAACTGTGTCGATAAGCGTATCATGGACAAAATACGGACGATAGACGATTCGAGGTTTATACTCAGTCAGCGTAACCGTGTCTGGTGGAATTATGATCTTTCTTTCTACTGTGACGGTATCTATCTTATCGTACTTCGGGCCTACCAATTCCTCGCACGCTTGTATAAGTGCCAATGCGATTACGAGAACTGTTAGCAGTTTCAGTGCGTCCTGGGCTATTTCTTTCATATTCAACCGGTGTGAAGTGCGTTACGCGAAAAACATTGTATGGCGAGAGGCTTTTCTTTATGCTCCGGTACTTGTAGCCAGACCAAGTTCCATTCCACTGACTGCCAGCTTTACCATCTGGGCTCGTGTTAAATCCGAAGCACAGCATTGTGTCGCCGGATTTACGTATGAGAAACTCTATGTGCCCTCCGCCATTTCGCGTAAATACAACTACGCAGTTGCTCGGAGGATCTACCCTTCCTTCCCACACTCGCCGAGCCGGTACACTCATAGCGTTAATAAACGCTCTAGACGCGCCACTCCTAGTCCTTGGCGCTATCGCCTTTGACCGATCGAGTATCATTGACACGGATGATGCGCAATACGGAGCACCTAGGTAGGCATAACGTCGGTTGGCTGAATCAATGAACGGGCCGCGATTGTAGCCCGTTTCACGCATCCCATTGTAGGGTTTTACATAGAACCGATAGTCATTACCAAGCGAGAAGCAGTGCGAGGATGTGGCCAATAACAATACCAGCCACATAGATCGGAAGAACGATTTTGAAGTAGACATCTGGTTTGGTTTTGAGGTATGCAATGGTGTCAATCTTAGCGAAGCCGACTCGATCAACCAAATAAACCAAAGTGATAATACCGGCAGAACATAGCCAGGCGGCAGGGAAGTACGAAAGTTCGCCAGATGTCTGAAAGAACGAAAGTAGGAACAAGATCAAGAACACGACGCACAAAGCGGCTGATAGCTTGTTCATGGTTGGCTTACTGGCCCAACGCCAGATCGACTTCAAAAAGCTCATGTTAATCCTTCGATCGCTTGTTCTTATTGCCCATCTTGCGTATGGTAGCCGCAAGTGAAATCAGTCCAACGGTAATCGAAATCAAGAATGAGATAATCGACAGATAGTCTTTCAACGCCTGTACAACCGTTGGTTCACTAAGCCACTGAAATACTTGTCCAATGGCGAAGAATGAAAAAGATATAGCTGCACCTTGCGGCTGACGCTGACTACCGTCTATCATGGGCGATTCTAGATTAAGATATCGCGCAATATATCGTCACATACTATGCAATTTCTCAATCACATACTATTAAGTTTCTCGTAGTCTGGCCACAGTTTGCCACTTCCCGTCCGCTTTACGATGGACTCTTTGATGATGTATCCCATCATTTGGTTGCCCTGTTCGTACCCCATGGCATCTTTGAGATTCTTTCGTAAGTCCGCCATGCTTAATGGTTGACTCATACCGGAATCCTGTGTAAAGATTGCGTCGATAGCGGCCTTTACTATGCTGGCATCAAAGCCAACCACGGGTTCGTAGTTCGTCGGGTAAAAATCACTTCGGCTATCGTCCCAACTAAAGAAGCAGCGCACAGGTGGCCCAGAGCGAACCTTAGCCATAATGCCGTCTATGTTACTCGTCGTCAGCAGTGACGGGTCTGTTGGCTCCGCAGGACGTTTGATAAATAGAACTGAACTGGCCCAGCGATGAATGTCAGAGCCCAAAACCCCACGCCCCTTATCACTAGTCGGGTTGGTATGCAGGACGACCACCCATGTACGAAGATTTGTTTCTGCGTCCACGGCAATGCGCCTGATGATACTCTGGACCTCTTCGGTCGAGTTGACGTTATTGACCAGTGAGCCGACTTGATCCACGATCACAAAGCTCGGATCGGTCTGCGCTACAACGGCGAACAGATTGTCGCACTGCTTTTCTACCTTGAGCTTTTTGTTTGACACAAACCAGTGCACATTGGTTTCAGCGAACATCGCTGGCAGCTCCTCGGCGTAACATCCAATGCGGCGTGCCATACGCTTATGGAGCTGGACTACTTGGTCCTTGCTTTGTTCGGTATCGACAACAACCAAGCCGCGCGGAGCATTGATGTCAAGGCCAAACGCATTCGTCTTTGGCGATATATGCCGAGCTACAATCGCGCTAATTACCGACGACTTACCGACTCCTGGAGACGCCAGCAGCATAACGATATTCCCAGGTATGGCTAACTGGCTTACCTTATCGCTTGAGGCTTCGCTGAATGTCAGGCTGGGCTTAGGAGGCTCTTTGGCATAATCCGATACCTGTATCTTTTCAAGCTCGTTGTCGGCTATTATGTTCTGCACGTCAACGATACCCTTAGCCCGATTGTAGATGCCACGTAGGATAACCTCGATTTCGTCGAGCATATTCCCATTTTGCATCGCATTGATAATAACGTCGGCTAGATCTGCCTTAGGCCGCATAGCGGGTGGCAGACTTATATCGTACTCCTCAAGCACATCTTGCATATTGAAAGTCCGGCTTTCAATCTTCAAGGTAGATAGCGCTTGCTGGCACAGACTACTGCCTTTTTCTCCAGCTTCGTCGTTGTCGTAGCAGATAACAACCTGCCTCTTGCTCATCAAGCTGGTAAAGTTCTCATGGATTGCCTTGGTCGGTGTCAATCCGCGCAGTTTTGATACCGTCACGCCATTGGTTCCACCAGCGGCGAGGAAGATAGCCTTGACATTCAGTATTCGGGCAAACACGGTAGCCATGAACGCTGTCTTTTCAGACTCTACAATCACGACTACATCGGCCATCGGGTTCGATTTCAAACATTGCTGGCCGTACAGGAACTGATACGCGCCGTCAGCAACACGAACGTAACGAACCGTCCCTTCTACGGGAACATACCCAGCTATCTGCGATGTCTCTAGGCTGCGTGAGCCAATCTTTATGCCAGTCTTATCTCGCTTGGCGTTCTCTCCGTACAGGATCGTCTTGACCGACATACCCCGTCCTTCAACATCGGCATAGACGAAACTTGTATTGCCCCATGAATCGCCGTAAACCAGCATCTGTTGCGCAACCTGTTGCACAACATCCGAACCAATGAGCGACTCTACGAAGGTCACAAGATTAGATCGCTCGACAGACAAGCCCTTGGACGGAAGGATGGATACGTCAAAGAACTTTGCTTCGATTGGCCCCTTGCTAACGACAAGATCGCCAGTGTCAGTGACGAATCCAGCCTCAGTCTGCGTACGAAACACATTGCACGAGTGGCACTTCCCAACGCCCGCCCCTACAGCAGACTTTGTGTCAGGGTGAAGGAGCTCAGCAAAACCGTCGGATGATCCGCAGTATGGGCACTTGACTCTCTTCGTATCAAAGTTGTAGTGATTCACGTTTACCCCGTTACCTTTTCAGTTCATGATCCCACCCTTGCCAGTTCGATGCGATCGCCCGCTGAACTGCGGAGTGGACATCGAACTCGTCGAGGTGTCGTCGGATGAAATGCTTGCCTGCCGCAATCATTCCCTTCCGTGTGTAAAATTCCTTGGCGCCGCGTTCCTGCTTGTACTCGACCCAAGAGTAAAATGCGTCCTGCAATCGGTGACTCCGCGTCTCCTCCCAGATCTCGGCGGCGGCCTGCTCAAGCTCTCGCCACGTCGCAAGGTCACGGCCCTTGGCTTTGCCCGGATCGACCAGCGGCGCGTCAGGGTTATCCTCGATGTCGGGGAAAGCTGGGTTGTGGTCCAGCTCGACCTTGGCAACTTCCCCTGACGAAATCGCAAAATTTTCGCGGGGCTTTTCTTTTGGAGATGGGGGGGATAATAGGGGGGGAGAGTAAGGGGGAGTCTGAGGGGGAAGAGAGGGGGGGGAAGAAGGGGGGGAAGAACCTTTTCTTTTTGGCTTTTTTTCAGGTTCGACGTGTTGCGCAACATTTTGTTGCGATTGTTGCGCAACAATATCTGAAGCGTCCTGACCTAAGTCCTTGCAATTTATGCTGTTTATCTTGTCATCAAGTGTTGCGCAACTGTTGCACAATTGTTGCACTGACTGTTGCACTTGTTGCGCAACATGTTGCAATTGTTGCACGGATTGTTGCATTTGTTGCGCCGATTGTTGCATTTGTTGCGCAACATTGTGCAACATATTACAAACTTCCCGTAAACCCGCTAAACTTAGTATAAAGTCATTAGCAAGGTCCGTTCCTGCCGACGAGCTGGCGATTTGTTGCGGTTGTTGCGCAACAGTTGCAACCTTTCGGCGACGACGATATTCCCTATAGTATTCCGCCCGTGACATCAGTTACGACGCACCTTCGGTATTTCAAGCAGGTTATTGATCTGGTCGGTTATCTGCCGATTGATCTGTTCCTCAGCAATCTCGTTGAGGTTCTTCGCCGCCGCTTGAAGGTAGAATGGATTCGACCGACAGTACATTGTGCCGTCATCAAAGTAAACAATAATAGGCCGGTTGATCATTACTGACCAAGCGGCTTTGATAGCATACTTGAATTTATCCCACCCTGACGCATCTTCGTAAACGTCGTCCTCGCGATCCGTGGTGCTCATTCATCCTCCCCTAAGCGACGGATACTGAGTGGACGTATCAGCCTGTCAATCTTTCGATTCAGCGCTTTGTCATAGCGCTCTAGCTGCCGTTCAATAATAGCGTCGAATGTTCTGCGTCGCTGTTCATTAAACAGGTCATGTTGCCTGTCAAAGCGCGAGAACAATTCGTCGAGAGGTTCTTTCTTCATGAGATCCCCAAATAAACACTTGTACGGCGGCGGGGCAGGGACATTCACGGGGTAGGAATGCAGCGCATTATGTCGGGGTCGGACGCGCTATCGCCGCCGTACAAGATTAGTTTCAAAGAAAGACGCCCACCCTGCGTGAGCTTGTTGTTGCAATATATCGTCTCATGACGTACAAACCAAACGCAAAGTCTAAGCTGCCGCTAAGAAGTTTGCGTAATTTGTCGGAAAGGTCTCATTAACTCTTCTGGCAAGATACCTATGCCGAATCTCAATAACAGCAAGACATTCAACTCGATGATGCCAAATCTTGTTCCGCAATTTGCGCCATCGGTAGAAACGCCTCAGGATAAAGCAGCACGGGACGCGGCTGAGCAAATGATTCGCAACGAACAAGTGCAACAGAAGATGGCCCAATTGCGAGCATTCTCTAATCAGCTAGGAGAGCAAAGCCCAACCGCTGCGAGTCGGACCAATGCTTCAAATTATGTAGCAAGCCCCGAGTTCTACAGTGAAGATCCACAGGTAGCTAGGGCTAATGCTGAAAAGACATTTACTGGTATGCGGGAAATGCCAGGAGCCGCCCTGTTTGGACGCAAGGGCGCTCAGGGCGAGGTAATTCCTGACCAGGCTTATGCACTCTCACAAGAGATTGCGCAACTTCGTGGATTCGACCCTAGGGGTTCTGAAGCAGCGGCACTCTACGGCGGCGTCGTTGACCAATTTATGAAGCAACGCTACTCGGATGCCCTACAGGCGCGTAACGCTTACAACGCACCTGTCGATAGTTACCAGCGTTATGTAGATTTAAGCCAAATAGGATACCCTAAGGTACAACCGACAAGTACGGGACGTGCAACAAATATGTCGTACTGGTCTGGTGAAAATCGTGAGGCTCCAGGTTCACAAAGCACAATGTATGTACCTGAAGCTCTAACCCGCCCACTACCAGTTCCCGCTGCGTACACAGAAGATCCTATGCGCGTGCGCATGCAACAGTACCAAATAGAACAGAGCAAACGAAATAAACGGTAAGCCGTGAACAAGTCTGACATGAAGGTCGGGAAATACTACAAGTCCGACCGCAAGGGAAAGAAGCTCATGATCCGCGTCAAGGCGCGTGGTCAGGATAAGAAGGTTCACTTCGGTGCTACGGGGTATTCAGACTTTACCAAGCACAAAGATCCAGAGCGTCGCCAGCGGTTCCTCGATCGGATGAAGGGCGTTAAGAAGAACGGCAAACCAGCATGGAAGGATATCCTCTCACCAGCATATCATGCAGTTAGGAAGTTGTGGTGAACAGTCTTGGAATTGATTGGGCAGATGTAACTAAAGCCTACATTCAATCAAAGAATGATGCGGCCCTAAAGTCGTATGTTCCCCAATTGTTGCAGGTATGGGATGCTGTAAAATCTACGGTTACTCCTCGCGATGAACGTGGTGCAGCAGAAAGATTCTATTTGTCTACATTTTTGGATAAAGAACGTGGTCCAATAACAGAGAAGGATATATCACAAGAAGATAAAGATCGGTTGCTGTCTTTGCTGGAAAATAGGCTGGCTCAGACTATTACACCACAAGAGCTAGATGCACAGAATCCAAGCAACAAGTATCTTGTTAAGACTAAGCCATCAAAAAAGAAATCAAACAACACCGACATGTTTGATCTAAGCAAACTAGAGGACGAGGCTTATGCTCTCCGAGACGGGAATACCATTTACAAAGGCCCTGGCTTTTACAGGGATAACGTCGGTAGATTTCCAGTCGGTCATGATATTTATTCTAATCCAAACAGTGAAGATCCTCAAGCGTACCGTGATGCAAACCATGATTTAGAATACGCACTTGGATCGTTTAACTTCAATGTGTCGCCGGATCAGGATTCTATTGTAGTCAACGATGTATATGACTTTCATAAAGGCACTGAACTAAACTATCCTGATATACTGTCTTATGCTTGGCCTGTGTTGCCACAAGTAGCTCTTGAACAATATGGCATATTGATGGCCCCAGATCGAAAGAAGGCTAACAATATGGCTCGCCCAGTACGCATAGCTATTCCACGAGGATTACGGGTTCCAGCTCCAGAACACCCTGCCAATATAAACACGCCACTAAATCCAAAGTACGACATTCGTTAATCATTCACTAAGGAGACAGCCATGAAGAAGGCTACAGGCAAGAGCAAAGGCAAGGGCCAGGTCTACGGCGCAGTCAAGGTCGTAGGCAAGGGCGGCAAGAAGAAGTAATAAGAAGGGCCCCGAAGGGCCCTTTTACTTTACTTACTCATGATGCAGTCTGGGGTTCCATCTGCTTGATATCGCAGTGGTCGCGGTAGTTTGAGGCGAATGCCACAAAGCGGACACTTGTTTATCAGGATGCCTGGTAGTGGGTTATCGTATCGGAAATTTGTCGGATCGTCATTGTCACATACGAGCAGCGATGTCGTTGCGTAATATGTGAAGTGATCCGAAACGCCTTCCTCCGGAGCCGTCCTACCGTACGTAGCGAATCCCATGCTGTCACAGAACCCAGCCATGAAGATATAGTCTATATCTGTCGAGACGAGATTACGAGCTTCCGTCAGCGTTGGATTACCACCCGTGGTAAGCAGCGTGTAGTTCGCTACTTCCTGAGTGTCGCCGCCACCTGGACCAGTAATGATGTTGGACGCACGGGAGAAGTTGAAGTCTCCGGCAATGATGTACTTGCCTGGTGATACGAGCGACGTGCGCAGTTGGGCAATCTGGGCCGCACGGGTAGCCTTACTGGTGGCATCCCACCCTGCTTGCGTATGGACGTTGATTGCTTGTACGCTGGCGCCACCAATCTGAATCTGAGCCTTCAAGAACCCCTTGTTCGAGAAGGAATCCGGCAGACTTTCCGATCCCCATGGGGAGAAAGCACTAGCAGTAATAGGGTGCTTGCTGAAAGTAATCAGGCCAGCATTCAGGATGTCATTGCCGAAAGGCGAAGATATGTAGTAAGGGTATCCTTTGGCAGCCATGAGGCTAACCAAGCCTCCGGCAGAGGTGATCCCAGTGATACTTGATGGCAATGGAACGCCATAAATTGCCTGGAATGCAGCCGATGCTACAGGGAATATAGGCCAGCTTGAGGCACCAGGAGCACTCTCCCATGCTTCTTGGAGCATGACGATATCGGCATCGTTAGGGATAGCGGTAGCAACGTCAGAAACGTGCTGATTCCAGTTGTTGCTGAACGTATTGGGCACGAAATGTGCTATGTTCCAGCTAAATACTTTAAGGGGTGTAGCCATAGATTATCCTTTTTCTGCAAACTACGGACCCAACAATGCAAATGCTATTTCGGCTAGTTGCAAATTCTCTTGCGTCTAATCGTAAGTTGATTATATTGCGGTATGCCAAAGCAAGGACTATACGAGAACATCAACGCCAAGCGCAAGCGTATTGCCGCTGGATCTGGCGAGAAGATGCGTAAGCCCGGTAGCAAAGGTGCTCCAACAGCTAAGGCATTTCGACAGTCAGCAAAAACAGCTCGGAGTAAGTAATGCCAGCAGTTTCAAAGAAGCAACAGAAGTTCATGGGCATGGCCCTGGCTACCAAACGTGGTGAGATGAAGGGTGGTTCACCCGCACTCAAGAAGGCAGCCAAGTCCATGACCACAAAAGAGATCAAGAAGTACGCAGGAACAAAGCTCAAGGGCTTACCCACCCGCGTCAAGAAGTAGTCCGTTCTACGGTTCCCTCCCTCCTCCCTCCTCGAAGATCCGGCTTTTCCCTGGGCCGGATCTTTTATTTTATGCCCGACCTCCGAATACGTTCTCGTAGGATTGATCCATAGCCGAGCGTCCGTAGCGGTTAATGACGTGCTCTATGTCTGTCATGATCTTTTCTTGGTGCTGCTTAGAGTCCTCTTCCCTCTGACGCTTGCGCTCTGCTACGCGCTCCTTGACGCTGCTAAGAATCTCGCGCACGTCGGGGCGATTGACTGCACCACGCTTGCTGAATGAGGCAGCAATAATCTCTGCACGCCACGCATTGACTACGGCAAGGGCTGTATCCTTGTTGCTACCATCCTCACGGAGCTTGATCTCCTTGGTGTGCTTCCTGCCGTTGATCTCATATTCGCCATAGACGTACTCGCCATCTTGGCGTGCGACGACTGTTACCGTTCCGTAGTTCTTTTTCATGGTTCCCTCAGTGTGTGAAGATGAAGTAAAGGTTATAGGCCAAGTCAATGACATGGGTCATAGCCCATGTTGCTATGGCAAATAACGTAGCAAATGCGACGATGTTTGCCAGTCTGCGTTTAGTTGTCATGCGTGTCCCAATCCAGAATCGTAGGCGTCGCTAGGCGGGGCGTTGAGCGACCGCATTGTGTCCTTGCATGCCCGTAGTTCCTTGGCAGTCTGCACCAGTAGGCGTTCTAACGTAGCGATCTGGTCCTCTGCGGCCAGCGCTGCAAGCCTGTCCTCGATGGCTAGAATTGATCTACGTAGCAGCCACGTACTCATAACGCAGAGTTCGCCTGTCACCTTGCTGATGTAAAACTCTTTGAGCGCATCTTTGGTAAGCTCTTGTAGTTCGGCGAGTTGTTCATTCGTCATTTTCGTCCTCAATTTCAACGATACAGAAAACAGGGAATGGTCGTGTTTTGAATCTGTCTAGCTCCGTGCATCGCATTTCTGCTGCATACAGACTAAAGTATTCGCCATACACAACGTCGGTAACCGTGTCTATGACTCGATACCGCAGTGGCGGGTCAATCATTTGACATACACCGTATCAGGGCCAATTCCCTCCGCTTTATTTACTGCTTTACGTGCCATATCCAGCCACCCACCAGGGTCGCTCGGTACATTCCATGGGCCGCCTGGCTTCCCGTACAGTTCGATGGCTGACTTCAGCGCCTCTAACATGTCAGGCGCGGCGCAAATCAATCGCGCGTCTGGTTCATTTGGAGGAAAGAACAGCTCCTTCGGACCATACGGTGAACAGTCGAATACGACATCTGCCGAGTTGCCTATCCAGAATGTCTTGGTTCCGTCAATGAGCTCGTTGGAGTAAACGTACCATGGCGCTGGTGTGCCCTCTGGATGAGGATAGTATGGATTTCGTTCTTCGCTCATACCTTGCCTTTCTCTGTGTGTCGTTTGAGAAGATTGTGAATCGATAGGATCGCAAGCGTTGAGAATATCTGCGAGGCAATGATGATGATTGCGGCTAGTTCATTGCCTGTCATGGCTTACTTCCTTCTCAAGTTCTTCAATCATGTAATCAGCTTGCATTACAGCCATCTGTGCGACCAACTGCATCCGTGTTGTGCTGAAATTCGGATTTGCACACATGCCTTGCATTGCCATTCCTGCAAGCAATGCCCGTATTGTTATGCCCGTTTGCTCGTATTGCAGTCCATGAATGTTCAGTATTGACGGGAATGCGTAGCCTGCGGCCTTTGACTGGGCTTGTTCATCACTCATTCTTCGCCTCCCTTCTCCCGTGCGGCGATCATGGCATCGGCCCGTTCGTAGCAAGCCTTTGCAATTCTTACAGCATCAAGTGAAGAGCTGCCTGCACTTGCTAACGCCTGCCCTGCAAACCAGTCCCGCAGGGTCATGCCGGTGCTGGTTGGGTACATGTGTGTGTCGTCATAGACGGGAAATGCAGGCCCGCCGTCTTTTATATCACTCATCCTTGCCTCCTTTGCGAGCTTCATGCTCAGTGCGAAATAACTCTAACGCTTCGTAGAGTGCGTCTATCATGTTGAAATCCAAGGCAATCTCACCAGATCCATCTACGTGCTCGATAAAAATGAACTCACCTACACCCTCATCTTTCATTGTCACGACTAAGCCGTGGGCATTGTAGGGTGAGCTATCATTCAGGTGGATTATTACTTGCGTCGTCGTTGCCACTACTGTCGTTTGATGTGGTTCGGTCATGGTGTTGTCTTTCGTTGCTTGATTTCGCGGAAATTTTTTGCGGTGAAAACTATGAATTCGACGGTGAGTGCCAGTGGTAATCCGAGGATAAACAACGACAAACTAATGACACTAACCCATCCAAGAACATCAGTGGGGTTCATGGCATCGCCTCGTTATAAATGTCTGCAATACGTTGTGCGGCGTCGGCGTGGGTTAATTCCAAATGCAGATAACCCATTACGCCATCAATCGTAGTGTCTATGACATGCCAGCAATTATTTGGGTCATACCACTCCACCGTCCACCGCTTCGGCTTGGCGTAGGGGGCGGGGCGTGGGATGGGTTGCCAAGGGCTGCCCAGCGGAATACGATCGGCCGCTAATGGCACAACGTTACCTAAATACATCGTCCAAACCTTACCATCTGCCATTGCATCATCCACCGTCGGCAGTCGGTCTGTTATCCAGTTACTCATGGCGTTTCTCCTTTAGCTTTGGCAATGGCGGCGCGGGCACTGCGTAGCGATTCTGCGTACGCACTTCTAATCTGCTCGTGTGTCATCGGTGCGTTGTGAGGATTCGTTGCTATGATGGCTTCCAATGCCTCCAGCATCTCCGGCGCTGCGGCTATTAGGTCTCTGTGCTGTTGCTCAACAAATGATAAGAATGCTATCGGAGGTGTATGCACATTCGCTGGCACGTCCGCATCCTCCAGAAGCGCGTAGTGCCTTCGTCCGTCTTGACGTAACTTCCATTTTTTACCGCTCATGGCATCACCTCGTTATAAATGTCGGCGATTCGTTGGGCGGCGTCGGCGTGGTCTTTGGTGTGTCACTCATCTTTGGTTCCCTGTGATTGGTTAGAAATATATCTGCAATCTACAACAGGGGACGCTATGTTCCAAATCTTAGTGTGATATCATTTTGTTGACGCCAACAATATGATGCGTATTCATCCTCGCAATTCAGGAATCAGATTCCTGTTTTACAAGGCTTTAGCTATCGTCGGGAATTGAATCGCAAAGATATCCCTGATAGCCTCAGCTATCTCCCTGTGCTCCTTCTGCGTGTCCTCAGCACAACGTAACTGCAAGTAATGAATCCATGACCGCACAGATCCCTTCATGTACAACGTCGTCTGGGTAGACAAAGGTAGGATATCCCTAGCTACTTCCCGTGCTACACCCTTTTCGAGCAATGTCTCGTATAGGTCAATAGCATGGTTCTGCGCCATTAGAACCATGTCATTCAGTACAGGGTCGTCTATCACTTCAGCCGAACTCTGCCGATTCTTGTCAGCCTGACGACGTAGCTCTATCGTCTCGACATCCGCCACAGCAGAGTACCTCTGACTGAACTCCTGGAATGAGAATGACCTGTGACGTAAGATCTGTGCCGCTATAGAACGTCGGGTGACAATCCTTACCGTCATGTCCACAAACTCAAACGGACTCCAATGCTTGTGATCTATTAGGTACTGTAATAACCTACCCGACGTCGCAGTGTTCAACTGGTTGTCAGGGTTCGATACCCTGGCTATGTACACGATGTACTCCTCCGGAAGCAACAACTTACCCTCCTCCGTCAGTACATGCGGCTCTGTGATGGATACTAGGTCTACGCTCATGGTTCCTCCTTATCGATGATTGTTACTGATACCCCTGCTTCGTCGAACATCGCCTTCGCCTCCACTATCTGACCCATCCACCGTGTCCAGAACTCCACAGGGCCACTACGACACACAACCCTACTCACACCCCTCTGAATCATCTGTGCCGCACACTTAGCGCACGGTGGCATACTCACGTATAACGTACACCCCTCGACATCCTTGTTCGCAAAGTGCAGGGCGTTCTCCTCCGCATGGATCGTGCGTAAGAGCTTCCTGTCCCTGTCACCCTCTGGTACCTCCTTTACACCCCTAGGTACCCCGTTGTACCCTAAGCTCACTACTCGCTTCTTCTCGTCTACGATCACAGCCCCCACCTTCGTCGATGGGTCCTTAGACCATAATGCTACGTGCTCAGCCAATGCTAAGAACCTCTCGTCCCACATATCCTTCCCTTTACGCAGTGTGTTGAGCAAAGTTACGCAGTGGGGGAGATATGGTGCAAGGTGGTTGTGGAGCCTATATCGCGTTTCACGCTACACAAAGGATCTTGTAGAGTACAGACGATACACAAACTCACTCACGGTAGACGATGATGCTGCGGTATTGTCCGGTGTGAGTGTTTTCAAAAATTGGAAATCCGTGCGTGGGGACTAACACAATACCCCCAGGCGGGCGCGTGTGATGTACCCCCCCCCTCCCCCTCCCCCTATGTTTTGTTTTTGGTGTTGTGGTAGTGTATAAACTGAGCATTGCAACCGGATATTGCGTACACTTAGAGAGAGCGAGACGAGGTGACGTGTTTGCAATAAACGGTAGTGTACAACGTCTCAATCTCCGAATCAATCTTTCCCAAACTTCACACGGGGTTCCCTATGTCCGCAAAATATAACGGCTGGTCTAACCGCGAAACATGGAACGTCGCGTTATGGATATCCAACACGGAGAGCCTATACAACATCGCGCGAACCGCTAATAGCTACACCGATTTTGTGCGCCTTGTCTCCTTATACGGAGAGCGTATAGATAGGTACGAGGATTTATACACGGGAGAGGGTTCGACGTTCCATAACGGCACACCGGACGGGATCGCATGGAATAGCAAAGCCCTTAACCGCAGGGAACTATCTACAATGATTCGCGAAATTCGCGCTTAGGGTTACAATATCCGGACGGAATATACGTCCTATCTTCTGAAACAAACAAACACCAATTTTTCACGGGGTTACATCATGAGCGCGAACAACGAATCCTACAATGGATGGACAAACTACGAAACATGGGCCGTAAACGTCCATATTGGAGACACTCTCGATGTGTGGGCTATGGAATACGCAGAGAGTTTCTACGAAGGGGATACGGTATATGACCTATCGCAACATCTGAAGAATATGTTCGACGAATGTATTTTAGAGACGGCGAATATCGACGGCCTACTTCGCGACCTACTGCGTGTCGATAAAGTAAATTGGCGCGAATTGGCGGAACACTGCGAAGAGGCTATAGAATACGTCAACGCTCAGACAGATACACACGACGCGGAATAGTTCCCCTCGTTTCCTACCCTTGGCGGTTCGCTGCGGTTCAATTCCGCAGGTAGGAACAAAGCCCAACAAGGGCAAGTATCGGTCACATTTTCACAAGGGGTAGGTTATGACACTAGAGCATGAAACATTGCGCAACATTGAACGCGGAGTAAAGAACTATCGTGTCGATAATCCGGACGGGCTATTGTCCGAACATGATATACTAGAACGGGCACTACTTCACGGGGCTAAGGTGGCAGGTGTCAGTCATTGCGGCGTTGAAGCGGTAGAGATCGACGGCGATTTTCGACGACCTATCTACTATCTAAACTTGGGCGACCTATACGATACGACCGTGATGATATTTTTCGGTGGCGGTATCGCAGGGACGCACAGGGTAAAAATCGGCTCAGTAGGTGACCTATTGGAAAGGGCTTCGCGATGATACTTTTCTTGGTGGTCGTGGTCCTTGGTGGCTCAGTCATCCTTTGGCAAAATTGGCACGAATAGGGTCACAATATCCGGTCGTAATATCCGTCCTATGTTTTAGGGCAAGTAACAAACTACATTCACACTTTCACGGGGCTTACATCATGTTTTCACTGAACATTTATTTTCTTGGCCAATATCGGCCGATATACTTCAACGGCAAGAACTTGGCCGAGGTGTGCAAGTCTGCCAGGCGTTCTATCTCCTCTTGCGAGGATGCCGAGAAACTTATCTATTGGATAAATGACCTATCCAAGACCATACATACGCATGAAAACTATGCAAGGGTAAGCCGAGAGCATGGCGCAATTGGCGTATGTATTCGACGTGGTGAGCCGGTAGATTTAGGGCCTATGCTCACCGAATATATGAACGGCTTACCACACTATCCGCGAGCTATCTACGATGCTGTTGACGTGCCAAGTTTCTAAACAAAACAACAACACACTTTCACGGGGCTATCATGCAAAACGAATATGTTCTATGGGGCGTAAAGATTGACGCCCCCGATTGGGCGGAAGAAATACTTTGGGTCACAACGGACGCCGAACTATGGCGCAACAAATTGGACGATGCGAAAAAATGGGCCAAGTCTGAGGGCTACGATAGGTTCCGAACAAAGCTGTTCACGGACGCCGACGTACCACAATTCGGCCGCAATGTTTTGAACGTCTAAGTGTCCGCCCTCTCGCCCCTGGTGGTACGGCACGGTTCGATTCCGCGCGCGAGAGCTAAGGCCCAAGTAAGGGCAAAACAAAAACCTATTTCACAGGGGTGACACAATGGAAACGACAACCTATACGCTCAAAGTAATGGACGAAAAGGGCTATACTTGGGCGGAGCTATCGGACGATGCAAGACAGAACGCCATTGATGAGGAGTTAGAACGTAGGGCAGATGAAGATTTTGAGGGATTTATGACTAAGGATGAAATTGCCGACTACCTATCTCGTGAATCTGTCGTATCCGCAATTACAGGCGGATGGAATTACTTCCACGGCGACGACCGCGATAGGTGGACCGCCGACGGCGAATATCTTGGATAAGAAACAAAAACACCATCATTCACGGGAGTAGGAACATGGAAACGACAAATGAAACACGCGCGATTGTCGCAGTAACCGTAGATATTTCGGTCGAATGGTACAAATCGCGGACATGGGGATACTGTCCACGTGCTGAAGTACGGCTGTACTTGAAAGACACAGACGGTCGTAGCTCTTTCGAGCTGTTGGAAGGTAAAGCATCGGGCTACGGTTACGACAAACTATCGGCTGCCATTGCACAGGCAGTAAACAAATCAGAAGCATTCTGTCAATTCTTGGCGGAGAATTACGCGTACGCTATCGCCGATCAATACGGTATCGCAGTACGCAACGGTAAGGCATCGTTCAGTCCAGGGGTAGGTGTCGAATGCTTCAATAGATTTGCTAAGAACAATGGAAGCCAGGAACCCATCCACAAATCTGGCAAAATGTACGACGCTATCGAATGGAAGTTCTCCGCCAAGTAAGTTTCATGTTTGCAATATACGGTTGCAATATCCGTATAGTATGTACGTCCTAACTTTTGAAACAATTGAACACCATCATTCACGGGAGTAACATCATGTCAACGACCATCGAAGTAAAGCTATATCAATTCTCCGAGCTATCGGAGGATGCACAAAACCGAATCATTGAGGCCGAGCGTGAACGTCGGCAATGTGACCCAGATGCAGACCATTGGAACGAGGAACGCAATGATAGCGCGAGAGCATTCGCGGATACCTTCGGCATAAAGTGGGAAGATGATAGGGGTTACTGGGGTATTTACTGCACGGCATTGCAGGACTGGCAAACCGAATTGACAGGGGTGCGCTTGGCGACGTACCTATGGAATAACTACGGCCATATTTTCAGCGAAGCAAAAGTATATGGCGACAGATACGGCCGAGGTCCGAAACGTAGGTCGAGGATCATGCGACAAGCTACGTGTTGTCCCTTCACTGGCGTATGTTTTGACGAGGATTTACTGCGTCCTATTCGCGCATTCTTGGCACGTCCTAACACGACGGACACATTCGAGGACCTATGCAATGATGCCGCGCGTACATTACAACGATCGGCCGAGGAGGAGCTAGAATACTATTGTTCGTCCGAAGGAGTACGTGATGACATCGAGAGCGGATGTGGCAGATTCTCTGGTGACGAACAGTACACGGAAGACGGTACGCTATGGACGTACTGATTTAGGTCACAATATCCGGTCGCAATATGCGTCCACAATAAACAACGACACTAACATTTCACAGGGAGTAGGATATGGAAACGACAGTAGCAACAACGACAATGGATATGGTAATTGCATACGCTGAGGGCGTAGCAACATCGGGATGGAAACCCAAGCACGGCGCGACGGACGGACTAGTGGAAGCATACCGCTTGTTCGCTCATTCGATCGAGTGCGGAGAAGCTAAGTATCGTGGTAGTTACGACGTGTACACGCAGAAGAAAAAGACAATCGCGCACGAGGTCATCACTGCGTGTATCCTAGCCCATGCACAAGAGTGCGACGACCACAATGGTTGCTGGCCCGACAGACTACGTATGTGGGCCAGGGTTGTGAACCTATGGCAGACAGGCAAGGACGGGAACAAGCAGGCCACGACGTTCTTGAAACGCAAATGGTCGCAGGATACGCTCATGAAGCAGGCCGCCAAGTTCCTAGGCCGCGAGGGAGAAAAGTATGGTCGGAGCCAGCTATTTACCGACTTCTACTATGCCGATAAACTAGAACGCTGGTGCGCGACTGACGGGTTCAAGCTGGCGATCCTTCCCGAAGGGTCATGCCCCGACTGGGATACAACGGGCACATACAATAAGAACGGAGCGCGATCCTACGATTCTAAATCAGGGGCGCAAGCCAGAACATGGCGCGTCGTCGAGGATGCGGACGACAGGAATATGATTCCGCTTGATTTGTATAACGTCAACCTGTCCGACCTATACAACGTAGTATGCGAGAATAAGGTACTGCGTACGTATGCCGATGCTATTCGTGGACTGACGAGCATCGAGGTGGATCAGACTGCACAATTTGGATGGGTGAAGTATGGCGATCAGTATTTCAACGTCGAGCACCTACTTCCGTTCATGGAATACGCTACGATGATTAGATACGCAAAAGGATTCGACCCTCGGTGCATTTGGCAAGGGAGCGATCAACGTTGTGCAATGACTGCGAAGCACAACGGCGAGGTCGTGGCACTAGTTATGCCTGTCGCACCTATCGACGACTTCAATGGTGTCGTCCTCGGACGATGCAAGACAGAACGCCATTGATGAAGAGTTAGAACGTAGGTAGGATAACACTAGAGAGCAGGGACTTACGTATCTTACAGGCAGGGGTGCGACTGTACAACGCACAACAGTTTCAACACTTCACAGGGAGAAGGTCATGAAAACATACATTGTCAGCCGCGAACTAGACGGCAACGATTCGTTTGAAGTTAAAGGGAAAACATTAGAAGATGCACTGTACGATGCGCTTCTATCGCTTGGATACCGTATTTCAGAATCACAAGACACAGAAGGGAGTCAGTCATGAGTACCTACTTTGATTTAGGTCATGCCACAGTCACCGTAACAGACCACGGTCAAAATTGTTGGCATGGAACAATTCGCACTGCGGATAACATCACAACAGGTGAGTTTCCGTACGGCACGATCGAGGAACTACGCGACGGTACGCAGGACTACAAAGCAATTCGATCGTTCAAAGGTTCGATTGCGTTCGAGCCGGTCATCAACATTCTTGACACTATCATAGGGAGCAATCCATGTTGATCGGCATTGAGTTCAAACGTCGTAAGATTTACGACGAGGAGCGCGGAGAATCTATATGGTTCTGGCGCGTGGCCCCTTACAGTAAGGGGTGCGATACTACAAAACTTGCTGGAGCACTTACTTTCATTTTTGGGATGGCTGCACTACTGGCCATCGGGAGATACCTACAATGAACACGCAACAAATCATCCCCGTCCTGGCTCGTGGAACCGAGGACTACGTATCGCTTATCTTCCCGACCTTACCGCATGACCTTAGCGGACAGTACGCTACGGCATGGGATAGATATTCCGGTCACGGATCGTGCTCGAAGCAGTGGTCGATGGAGCAAGAGAACGTCCCCGACTTTGTAGCACAGGAAACGCTTGCCAATTACGCACAATCGTATGGCGCGGACGTAACTTTGTACCGACTAGTCACACAGTGGGAGCCATCCTATGACAGCGAACGGCGCAGAGAAGCACGAGAATATCAATCGGTATGATAACAGCGACGCCATCGAGCACGTCGCAAAACTTGCCGCACGGTGCGAGGACGGCGATATCCGCAACGCCCTACTGAACTACGGCATTATGCTCGAACGAGTTTCCGTCCTGCTGGCGCACGAGAATATGTTTATCCCGACAGATTCCGTCAGGGAGGTGCTGCTCGGTCGCACCCCGTACCTTCTCGTGCGTCAATTAGGATACGACGATTACATACTTGCAGCGCAACAATCAGGGAGGAAGTGATGACGACGTGGAGCTTTGATATATTCGGGGCAGCACCAACCGAGACAATTCGCAACATGATGCTGGCCTGCGTCAACATGAATGAGCCGGAGACGATCGACGAGGTGTTCCTCGCAGTCAACAACGGCATGATGCTACGGCAACTAGGTGGTGATCCCGACCTACCCGTACCATCGGAGGACTTTGCCTCGATCTTCGTCGATGCTATGAACGACGAGGAACTGCGCCAGGCATGGGACTATTGCCTACGAATAGCCCGTGAGTTATATTGCTAACCTAACTTTGAAAGGGAACATGAAGGTAAAACCTTTGCGATTCACGAAGATGCACGAGGGAATGTACAGTGCCGAGGTGTGGGGACAGCTTGCCTACTATGTCGCAGTTACGACGGACAAGAAGTGGAAGGCAGAATCTAGTTTCCATAGGTGGTATCCCGACGAGCAGTATAACAGCAAGAAAACTGCCATGGCTGCGTGTCTGAGGCATAACGTCAGGATGGTCGGCGATCTTTTGACAAGCGAAGAGGGAGCAGAAGATGCACAATGATCGGCTCGTACGTTTCCTGAATGCCGTCATCGAGTACGGCGTAGAACGAGGGGTGCAAGAAGCACACGCTGGCAACAAGTATGCCGTGGTAAACTGGAACAATACCATTTACACGCTACTAGATTTACGTGACGAGATCAAGGCATCGGAGGAGTGCAATGCCGCACAGTTCATAAACGCACACATTCATTTGGAGGAGTCCCGTGCAAGAACCCGCTTACGGACCGACGCTACGAAGAGCGATGGAAACAATGCCATCATTCTACCGAGCGATACATGAACTAGAATATCTCTACGCTAGGGACGAGAAGTTCCGAGAGATCATGGTCAGGCTTATCAATGACCTAGCGGAAGCCTGTCCACCGGACGAGGTGTCGGATATGTATGAGAGTATGTATTACCGAGCACGTCGGATTCGATTACTCTATCCGGAGTATTTCAGTGTCAAATGACATGGCTTTCTGCCAGGCTATTGGCTGCCCGCTACGCTCGACATGTGCACGCACGCCAGTCCCAGTAGGGGATCGAATCTTTATGCTTATGGAAGTACCCTACGATAGGGTTACTCAAACCTGCGAATACCATTTACCTAAACTGACGGCCAAGAACACGGCGCGTCGTAATTTAAGGAGGACGACATGAAGGGATTTATCATCGGGCTTTTTGCCCTGACCGTAGGAGCCATCGCGCAACCAATACCCGTGGTTCCGCTATGCGAGAAGTTCATCGCGCCATGGGGTGCTAACCGCGTCGAGGTCATGAAGGCCGCGAGTAATGCCAAGCTGATCTTCGATAGTATGTCCGAGGATACAGCCAACGGGAACCTGCATCTTATGTATAAGCGCAATGAAAAGGAGCGGATACTTATACATTTCACGTATGGCGAACTCGTTGGTTACAGTGCGTTCTGGAAGAACTACGACAGCGAGGCACGCAACCGGTGGAAATCGGCGCAATTCGAGAAGCTACTACTCTCAGCCGTAGATATCGGCAGTGAGTCAACCGTTGTAGTCGAATGCGGCGAAGCTCGTGACCAGTACACCGTCCGGGAAACTGGCAATGAGGTCTGGATCCAACGGATAAACATGGAGACACTGCAATCGGTACTGCGCAAGCACGTAGAACGATAGACTTTGCGGTGATCTCACCGTAATTTAGGGGCAACTGCGGCAACGTGGTTGCCCTTTTTCTATTAGACAGGTTAGCAATGCAGACGACAACACTTACCAATACGGGAGCACCAGTCAACTTGTTGCTACGCAAGGGGTCTGCATTTGGACGTACGATAACGTACAAGACAAATGGAGTAGTTCAGAATATCTCCGGGTACACCTTTGCAAGCCAGATACGCACTACCTCCGGCGTATTGGCGGCTACGTTTAGTTGCACTATAGTAAATGCTGCTCAAGGTCAGTTCTCTATATCCTTGGCAGCTCCGGCTATTGGTGGGCTTACCATTGGTACGACTTACGTTTGGGACTTAGAATGCACGCAGTCTGGTCTAACATTTGAACTTATGCGTGGAACGGTCACTGTTGTTGATGAGGCTACCCAGTGAGCGATATCGTTAACGTACTCAATAGTCAACTGAGCATCAATGTTCCGAGCACTGATGCTATCATCAATATCAACGATGATGTTATTGTAAACGTACTCGATCTAAATCCAGTACTACAACTAACCGATAACATCATCAACCTTGATGTTGCTAGCGGTGGTTTAGTTCCAACAGGTGGATCAGATCTTACATGTACAGCTGGTACAAATCTATCAGCATTGCGAGCTGTTACTTTTGATAATAATGGTGAAGCAGTGTATGCTTCCAATAATACAATCGCTAACGCGCAAGTTGTTGGAATAACCATAACATCGGCATCTATTGGTCAACCTGTCACAATAGCCGCTGCTGGATTGTTTACAGACAATTCATGGTCGTGGACAAAAGGGCCCGTTTTTTTGGGTACCAATGGTATGCTTACACAAACTGCGCCCACAAACGGAGCAGTGCTCGTGTATGTCGCGCGAGCATTGACACCAACAACAATTCAAATCGACATTGACACAACCATTTTAACGGTATAATCATTATGGCAGAAAAGTATATCAAGAACAACGCGGGCCAGCTCGCTGAAGTAGAAGCAACTGTATCATCCACAGGTGCAACTGAGGCTGGAAAAATTGTAGCACTAGACGGATCGGGTAAGCTCGACGTTTCGACGCTACCGACAGGGATTGGCGCCACTACAAAAGTTGCGGCAACTACCGAAAACCTTTCGGCGGGAATGTTGGTTAATCTATTTAACGATAGTGGTACTATCAAAGCTCGAAAGGCAGATGCAAGCAATGGACGTCGCGCTCATGGTTTTGTGCTGAGTGGATCTACTACGCCTAACAATGCCACTGTGTATTTGGACGGCACGATCACGGGACTCACATCGCTCACACCGGGAGCGGCATATTACCTTAGCGGAGCAACAGCAGGTGCGGCTACGGCAACGGCTCCGACAACTGCGGGCTTTATCTCGCAAGAGATCGGCATCGCTTTGTCGGCAACTGAGATCAACTTCGAAGAACAGCAACCAATCACGCTGGCCTGATGTTCCCGAAACGAATTTCGGAAACATGGTTTAACAAACTGGAAACATAATGGCAGTCAATCGACCGATCACAACACCGGCCGTACTGCAAGAACACCCGGACGCCGATGGTCTGTTGTGTGGTCAGGGGTTGATTTTAGCAGAACAAGCTAGTTCACTATCAACCCCGGCATCTGGTTATGGCGTGTTGTATGTAAAGACGAACGGTTTACTGTATTTCAAGAATGACGCGGGCACGGAAACACTTTTGAGCTAATGGCGAACAAAAGACCGATAACGACCACAGGCAACTTGCAAGAGCACCCGGACGCCGATCAGCTGATCGCAGGTCAGGGGAACATCCTTGCCGAGCAGGCATCCTCACTAGGAACGCCGTCGTCTGGTTATGGTGTGATCTATGCAAAGACAGACGGAAAAGTCTATTTCAAGAACGATGCGGGTACGGAGTACGACCTAACAACTGCGGGCGGTTCCGGCACCAATCCCGTCATTCGAGAATACACGGCAAACGACACGTGGACGAAACCGACGGCGTCAAACTTTTGGGGTGCTCTTATAATCTGTCTTGGTGCAGGAGGCGGAGGAGGATCGGGCAGAAGAGGACCATCGTCAACTAATAACTCAGGCGGTGCCGGTGGTGGTGGTGGGGGAATGGCGACGCGTCTTATTCGAAAAGCTCAACTACTCAATGCGACTTATGCGATCACCGTCGGCGCTGGTGGCGCTGGTGGTGCTGCACAGACTGTCAACAACACGAATGGCAACACTGGTCCTCAGGGTGGTGGATCATCATTTGGTTCTTTGGTCCTCGCGCAAGGAGGTAGTGGTGGGGCTGGTGGTGCTGCAAGCAGCGCAGTTTCTGGTGGGTCTGGTGGATCAGCAACTTTAGCGACACCGCCATACGGTCCGTATGCCTTGAGTGGTGGGGCTGGTGGATCAGGACGAAACAACTCAACTACAACATCAGATGGTACTACTGGTTTCATTGGTGCATCGGCTGCGTCTGGTGGCGGTGGCGGACGTGGTATGTCAACAACTGCGATAGCAACAACGGCTGGGGGAAGTGGTGGTGCTATTTACAACGGAGGTACTCTAATATCGGGACCTGCTGGTGGTTCTGCCATCGCTGGATCATCAGGTAGCAATGGTACTGATGTTGCTAATAAATACATTTACGATATCGACAACACCTTAACTAATGCAATAGGAACTGGGGGCGGAGGAGGATTTACAGGTGACTTGGCTGCAACGGTCGGAGGAGGCAACGGCGGGAATGGTGGACGTGCATCAGGAGGAGGTGGAGGAGGTGCCTCTCGTGATGGACAGAACTCAGGAGCAGGTGGCAATGGTGGCAACGGTCTATGTGTTGTCATTGAATATTACGGAGCATAAAATGGAACCTATGCGCTACACAATGGTCAAAGACAACCTTGTTTACAACGTCTGCCTATGGGATGGCAACCTCGCCACATGGCAACCACCAGATGATGGTACGATCATGATTGCCAATGACTGGGCTGGTATTGGTGACTGGTGGGAAGAAGCCGAGCAAAGATTCTACCGACCGATACCGAATAACGACGACACAGCTACGGATAATCCTACCGGATAAAATAACCTTGGAACATTGACGTCTCCTATGTAAGTTACACTTACTTACAGGAGGATGAGATGTCACAGTTCCCAACAACGGATGCCCTAAACCAATCGCTCAAGCACTATATGATGCGCGTGAGCAAGACAACGGGGCGCCAATTATCAAACGGTACAGCCCGCCGCATGCGGTACTTCATGACCCCAGCAGCCGAGCAAGTGTTCGTCTCTGGAGTCACTGGCCCTGAGCTTATGCGTCAGCTTGACATTGCTTTAGAGGACGAGAGCAAATCTCACCGTTCCTTTGGCATGGTGATGCTCGCGCAGTTCGCTAACTACCATGGCCTGCTTTCGGACGACGACTACAAGTGGTGGGCTAAGGAAGGCAACCGTAGGTTCAAGCCGAACAAGCCAGTAGCCGAGCGTATCATCCAACGGGATACCCTCAAGAAACTCTTTGATGGATTCCTTACCGATGATCCGCATGACTTCACGGCTGCCCGTACGTATTGCCTAGCAGCACTACTGCTTCTAACCGGAGCGCGGCACAGGGCTATCGTTGACATCAAGAACAGCGATTACACTTTGACCGAGACGGAGATGACGATCAAGATGCGCCGCTTGAAGTCTGCCAATAACGCGCCGCATACCATCCATATTCCACTGGATGTACTGCTTCCGAACGGTCGTCCAGTTGGTGAGGCGATCTACCGCTACCTGAACGTGCGCCTGCAAAGCGATTGGTTCTTCATGGACGTCAACAACAATCACAATGCAGGATTGGAGATGTCTATGCGTCACCACTTGGAGCGTCACGCCCGCTACCATGGCTGTGGTCACATCACTCCACACATGTTCCGCTTCACTTGTGCCAGTATCATCTCAGATCACGTTGGTCTCAAGCAAGCACAGCAACTCTTGGGTCACAGCGATATGCGTACTACATTGCGCTACGCCGGACACTTCTACGATAACGTCTCACGCTCTACCATCGCCAACGGATTCTCAAACTTCGCTAACCATGAGGTTACACAATGACACCTTTCCTTGTTATGCTCGCTCTCGGTAGCTACTTCGCCGGTATCACCAAGCTCAAAGACTGGCCACTGGCAGGCTATATCATGACCTTCCCCGCTCGCTTCATGTGGGTAGAACTGTGTTCGTCTGCATGGCCCGGTCCCCATGGCGTACTGATGGGGTGCGGACTGGGACTGCTTATGAGCTTCGAGAACAATAAACTGTGGATGATCGGTGTAGCAATGATCCTTCTGGCTCAGCAATGGCCGCACGTATAAGCCTCGACATCAGCGAGGGCGAGATCAATGGCCCATTCCCTACCGCCGATGCTGTCAGTGCCGTAGGAGCGGAGACGCTCATCGCTATGGCTTCCACGGGTGGGGTGTTCTGGGCTGACCACGGCAAGCAATACTACTACGCCTTTCAGGAAGTACAGCCACACCATAAGCTCAATGTTCCATGGGTGTACACTCCACCGAAAACACTAGATGAATGCAGTGTGCAGTATGGTAGGGTAAAGATCTGGAACTACGAGAAGCGCTGCATAATTATCGACACGTTCTCCAAGGAGGTGTATATGTCTCCTACCTTGGTGGATGCCTTCGAGATTGCCGTGGCTATCGTGCACTACTTCCCCGATGACCGCTACCTACCCGAAGCAGTCAACGGTAGGGTGGTGGTTCTACCCAAGCTCTCCCCTACCAAGGCAGACTACCAGCCAGTGATCGGACTGGAACAACGTGGTGTATGGAGTGACAATGGTAAGGCTACCATATCGCTGGAACGAACCATCAGCATCACGCTGTCGGATGCTATCTCTATCTTGTTCGGAGATAGGCCATCGCAGAAGTTCCTCGCTGACATTGCCACTACGTTCCCGCAGGCGCTCGTTGCCTGTTATGGACCGCCGATGATCTGCTATGACAAGCAGACTACCCTACTGTCGGTAGCACAAAGCATATCTTCCTTGGCCCACACGTTGCACATACCCGTGTCGGATGCCATAGAATCCTTCGCTTGCAATGCCACCGTCGGCAAGTATAGCATCGTCGGGGGATGGGGATACCGCATGCTCAGGGATGTCGTGCCGGACCAGGCCAAGATAGCTGCTATCGACCTGGCCCTGGCTCATGCTACATCACCGGAGATCACCAAGGCTACTGTTGCCATGATGTTTACGGAGCCGTCCTAAACCTACGCCTGATGTTGCCTCGCTTGTAGGCTTCCTTGTAGAGCTTGCGAAGTTTATTAAGTGCAAATTCATCAGCCGACGGCTCGGACAGCAAATCATCAGTGATAACTACTGACACATTTCCACCGTAGTATTCTTGTACCGCCTCAGCGGCAGCACGGCTACGGCCCCATGTATCAGCCAGCGTCAGAAGTTTATCGCGCACACTCTCAGCGCCTCTGCCTTTGAGCTCGGTTTCTGGAATGATACCCGACGTAGCTGTCTCAGCAAGGATCTCACGGAAGGTACGGGATTCACCATTGCTCAGTCGGACGCGCTCATTCTTACGATAGATATCGAGGATAGTGTTGCGCCCATCCTCTACCATCTTGCGGTAGGTATCGTACTTGGCAGTGATCGCCTTCTGGAGTTCCTCGGCATTGCGCTCAAAGAATGCTGCGTTGCCTACTTCATTCTTGCCAGTTGTTCCGAAGCGTACGTACGGCGTAGCGATCAAATGGTTCGCCCATGCAGCACGATCATTGGCGGTGTAGAGTGGCGTTCCACCTTCGCGCGTGACGAGCATACTGCGTGTGTCTTTCCATGGCTTACCAAGGATTGTCTGCCGTGTTAGGTCCCAGCCCGACAGTACCTGTGGTTGACCTGTGAACTGGTCGATGATAGGGTTACCGTCACGGTCGAGCTTGACAGCACCTTGGCCACCAGCCGATGCAGGTATGAGGTTTAGACCTGTCTGTGTCAGACGCTTGGCTGATGTAGGCAGGGCGCTACTAATGCTCCACATGAAATCGTATGGCGTTGCCGTACCACCGAAGGCGTTGACGATATCCTCTGCTGCCTTGTATCCAGCCTTACCAACGCTAATGACTGTCTGCGCTGGTGTTCCACCTGTTGTTAGGTCATAGACTCCAGCACCGGATGAGATGTTAACATCATAGTGATATCGGATGAGACCTTCTGACCAGAATGCGCGAACAAAGTTGCGAGCATCTTCTGGCTTGACACCATACTTCGGAGCCATATCCTCAGCGATCTTCTCCCACATCTGACGCGGAGCAACATTGTCGAGCTTATCGCCTTCCTCATTTGAGAGCTGAGCGTAGAGATACTCGGCGATGTTAGCTATATCAGCAAGGAAGATACCACCTGGAGCCATAGCCATACTAGCAGCACCACCAAGCAGCGTCGTCAGGATTGATGCACCCATGAGCGGAGCGGCTGCGCGTCCTAGCTTATCAATCTTTCCACCTTGTGTAGCACCGGCACGGCGGGCCATGCCGGACCAAGCATTCATCGAACGCAGGATAGGAGCCGTCATCGTCATAGCCAGACGTCCGCCTGGAGCAGCTAGGATCATGCGCTCGAACTTGGCCTTGCTGATTGGGTCCCAGTTACCTTGCTCTAATCCACGATTGTATACGAGGTAATCGGTGAGTTGATCTACGAGGATGTCGCGTTCGTTCTTCGTGCGGCTTAGCTTATCAACTTTCATATCCAGACGCTTCTGCATGGATATGCGCTCAGTTGGAGTAGCTGTCTCCATCTCCTTTTGTAACGTGGCAATTTCCTGCTGGATAAGTTCACGAGCTGCGGAGTTAACCTTGATCTGTTCTTGATATGGGATGAGCGCCTGATTTACCACGTCGCTTCGCTGACCAGCATTGAGCGCACCCCAGTCCGTTGAGGTTAGACCAAACTTGGTTTCGCTTGTAGCTCCAGCCCAAAGAATAGAGCCAAAGTTATTGGCACGCTCGACGTAGCTGGTGATTGCCGTTGCTGCTACCTCGGCCTTCTGCTCAAGCATTCCTGTTTTGATACCCTCACGGATAGCATAGTTACCGGTGACGCCACCTTGTTCGAGATTCGCTAGTCTCTGCTGGTCATAGATCATCGCCCAATATCCATACTCAGACTTAGGCTTTACGCCATATCCATCCAGCTTGGCCAGATACTTCAGCGTAATACCAGGTGCAACCGATGCAGCTACACCATAGCCGTACGTCTTTGCATTGAAGAGGCCCTTCCACTTCATGCCTTCGACAGTACGCCACGATGGATCACCTTCCTGCTGCTTGCTATACACATAAGCGTCAGCGGCAGCTTGACTAGGTAGCCATTCAATCTGCCCTTCTGTGCCGTCAGTGTTGACCTTGCGCACACCATAGCGGGTAACGGCATTCTGCATACCGTTAGCAAATGATGTGGCGATACCCTGCAAGCGGTTGCCAATAGCACTGCCGACGTTAGCAAAGAGCGTACCCATAGATATCATACGGCTCGTGGCACCTTCATACTCGGCTAGAGTTTTGATTACATCTTCATTGAAGATAGGTTCATTGTAGTGCGTCATACCAACGACGTACTCACGCAGGCCATTGTTGATGTCATACTTATTCAGCCAGTCTGTAGCCTCGGAGATAGAGCGGCGCAGTGCCGTCTGCTGATTGTAGCTACGGATCTGACCTAGCATTGTCTCGATAGATTCGACTGTATAGTCGATCTTCTTCTTTGTATCCCATGTACCATCAGGATTGTAGTAGCCAATGAAGTTATTACGCTTGAGAAGGTTCGGAATGTATGGATCGAGATATGCGCTAACTGCCTTACGCATCGCTGCCATATCTATCCATACAGTCTCAACTTCCTTTCCGCCATTACCAATAGTCTTATCTCGGTAAGTGTACTCGCGCTCGATAAGCTCACGCAGTTGCGCTCGGTCAACGGGTTCATCAACACGTCCGATAATAGCTTCTACCATATCATCTACGGTCGGAGCATCCTTCTCTGCGAACATCATGACGTCGCCATTATTGGAATCCACGAGTGAAGCGTTACCCTTACCGTCGATGTAGCGTGGGCTAATAGAACCTTGGTCTACTGTGCGTGTAATGATCTGTGCACGGATAGGGTCAGAGGCTGACATAATCTGGTCGATGATCATGTTTGCCGTAGCTGTTCCGCGCCTTATAGCCAAGCGTCCACGCATATCGCGGATTGTTTGCTGAGCGCCAAGCATATCGTAGGTACGAGCAAAGCGGAATACCTCAGCATCCGTCATCTCAGTTACTGGCTTAAGTCCATCGAGCTTGTCAAGTTCAGCATTGATAGCACGGATTCGTTTGTCAGATTGTGGTGTCACCTCGTCAAGCGACGTTAGCTCTTCAAGTTCATCTTGCAACTTCTTGCGGGCATCTACTAGCTTTTCATATCCACCTTGGCTCTCAATCCTTTTCTTGACAGCCTCACGCAGATATTCGGCGCGGCCTAGTTCAGCATCGCGTATGTTGGTGTACTCGCGTCGCACGGAAGGCAAACCTGTATCCTTGTTGAACTCCAAGCGTAGCACGAATGGAGCCTTGCCGTCACGGTGACGATACAGGTAACGGTTCGATGTTGACTTCTCTACCATGGCATCAAGATCGCGGATCTTATCCATGCGATTCTGGATACCTTCGAGCTCCATAGCAAACTGACGCAGTGTTCCATCAGCTTCGGCATAGGCTTTACGTAGATCCTTGCGAATCTCCTTGTAACCAGGTATCGCTTGATTTGCTGCTTCACGTCCTTGTGCCTTGACGATAGCATTGTATTGAGACACATATCCATCAAGACGTTGCTTAGCTAATTCGGCTGCTTCACGGGCGGAACCATGAGCTTCGAGTGTAGCATCCTTGCGGATCTTGAGTTCTCCGTAGTGAGACTCGATGCCCCATGAGTTGATGCCCATGGACTTTGAAACTAAAGCGCGTAGGTGTTCTTTACGTAGACTGTTGAGAGCATTTTGAAATGCCATAAAGTCACCCCATGTACGCTCATCAAGCTGGTAAACATCACCAGCCCCCTTCTTTGAAAAGAACTCACGCTTTATTTCGTTCTCTACTTCTTCACGAGCAAGCGTTGCAACTTCAGCAGATACATCTTTAGAGGATAACTCCAGTCCGCTCATGCGATAGTCCATTGCCCACAGTGCATCCCAGAACTCTGGTGTTCTCTTGTACTTCGATACCAATCCTGGAAGCACAGCATTGATTGGTTCCTCTACCTGCTTGCTTAGTTGACGGATCTTTGTCTGTTGGTTGACAGAGGCATCGACGATATACTCCTTGACAAACTGCGAGCGCATGCCAAGGTTATTTATGTCGGCGAAGAACTTCGTCATAATTCCAACTGTGCCTGCCGTGCTTGTTTCACGCAGCTTATTGAATACATCTATGACACGTCCTCCAGATAGATCAGCTTCGTACTGAGCGCGTAGCCATTCAGACTTCTTCGCTTGGTACGCTGGAGTTTCCGGCTTGATTGTAGGGTAGGTCAGGGCCATGTACTCATCACCCAGCTTACTCTGCATCTCTGGTGCCATGCGTGCAACTGAACGATTGTCCGAGCTAATCATCTTACGACTCGAATCAATCATCTTACGAGCGGCATCACCCATACGAGCGCGATATCCCTTAGCTTGGCCAGGCTTATTCGTCACCTTCATGCCCACGCCAAAGAGACCAGCCGCCGCGTAGGTCATTGTCTCGCCGTCGCCTAGGAAGTTCTTGATAACCTTACCTGGGATACCCATGTAGGTCTCGTCATCTTCCAACTTTTCAACGTAACTATCCAGCGCATACAGTGCTGGGAAGAGAGCGGCGTTACGGATGTACGGGATGTTGCGCAGGTTCATGCGCGGGTTCTTTGGATTGCCAAGCAGATTGTAGTCGAGGATCTCTTGGAATGCCTGAGCACCCTTGTCCTCAACGACGTATGACTTCAGCCTGTCGTAGGCATAGTACACGTCTCCATCTGTATTGACGATGCCATCAATCTTGCGACCGATATCCGTAGCCTTATCATTCGAGAACTCTACAGGCTCAGTATTGCGGCGTGCCCAACGCTCCATAAGTGTTTGCTTGTCGCGCGGGCGCTTGCCTGCATTCTGCCATTCGAGATACCGCCATACGTCACGGACATCCTCAATGCCAGCCTTCTCAGCGATGGTCGCTGCATGCTCCTGAGCTTCTACGAACTTCGGTACGTAGTTGTCATAAGCCCTGTCGAAGTAAGCATCAGGGACGTTAGCGCTAACCTCAGCCAATGTCTGCAAAGGATTACGCTTGTAAGCGCTTCCACCCTTGCGTGATTCTGCCGCACCGATAACGGTGTTGACAGCCTCAGACATTTGCTCACGCAGGTTAGGCTTCATGGTACGAGACAAGTACAACTCGCCCATCTTCTGCCAGTCATTAGGAGCCAGCACAGAAATCAGATAGCTGCGGACATCCTTTTCCTTGATGCCCAGTTGGTCCATAGAACCATTGGCACGCAGTTGATCCGAGACATACTTGGTAGCCGATGCCAGTGCGCGGCTAAAGTTGCCACGCCAACTAGACTTGATCTCCTCAATAGATGCAGCTTCGTCGGTGAACATCGGTGCATCGAGCGAAGGATCATGTCCGGTAGACTCCATCATTGCTGCTGGGGATTCCATGGCAATGTCTGGACCTTCACGGAATATCGCATCAGGGCTAGTCTCGTCATCGAAGATCGCGCGGATCTCTTCCGATGTTCCATAGATACGGTCAGAGGTAGTCCTGATTTGCTCAGACTCAACGGCCTTCTGCTTTACTGTCGGAGCCGCAGTCTCACGGGCAGAGAGGAAAGAATCCTCAATGACACCGAGCATATTCTTGTTGAGGAAGTTCACCGTGTAGGTGTTCTTTGCACCCTCAGTTGTCACTGGCTTGATCTCAATGTTATCACCTGCAAAGAGCGTCTGTCCATCCCTAACTGCTGTACGCAATTCGCGTGGGGTCAGGTCGGATAGTTCAGCAACAAACTCCTCGAACATACTGTATCGGGAGCCTTGCGTAGGTGGGGCTATCTTGATCTCAGCACCATCGCCACGCAACATCTCTGCGAGCTTAGTCAGATCTGCTGCGGCACGGCGGCCACGAGAACGATCCAGCTCTGTAGCCTGCGAACTCAAACGCTCAGTCCATGTAGCGATCTGCTGGCCAATCTTATTTGGTACAGCGTCGCGCGGATCAATGCTGGCCACAGCCGTCTCGGATACAGACACCTTATCGGGTACTGCCTCAGAGATTGAATCCAAGATAGAAGCCTCAGCGTCATTGCGTGCAATCGTACGAGCGATGCGCTTACGCTTGGCCTTCTGCTCGAACTCCATAGGAAGTTGCTCGGCTTGGGTGCGCTGCGCCTCCGTCGGAGCGATAGACTCCTGAGCCTGTGGTTCCATCGGCGCTGCCTCTGGGAGCAGGCGCTGCTGGCTGTATGCTTGGTAAGCGTCGGAATCCTTCGGAAGGATTTCCTCTACGGGGATTCCAGTAAGGTCGGATACGGCGGTTGCTTGGTCGATAGCTTGCTGCACTTCTGGTGCTACCGGTGGCAACTCCATAGGACCCGCTAGTGGCGCAGTGCTTTCAGGTGCAGCAGGAAGTTCCGCACGCGGGCCAACAGGAATACCAGCTTCCCTAACTGCGCGAGCTGTCTCAAATCCACTAGGCGAGTACGGAAGATACCCCTCGGACGGGAGTTCTACACCCTGAACCGGTGCCACTAACCCAGTAGTCGGTGCTTCCTGTGGAGGAGCTTCAGCAATAGGAGCAATGCCAGTTTCAGGGGCGGGCGCTGCGGCTTGTGGCCCTTGGCGCAGTCCTGCCTGACGAAGCATTCCTTCTACCGCCGCAAGGCCCTTGCCATTGGCTGCTTGATTCAGCCACTCGTTCTCAATCTTCGATGCCAATACTTGCTTTGCATTCTGCGGCGTGATCTCACCAGGCTGTACTTCTAAGTCAAGAAGTTTTACGAGTACGTCAGGGTTTCCTTGGAACTCGGTAGCCAGAGATGCTGCGTATGTCTTACGCTCCATGTCGGCAGCGTTAGCGATAGCAGACTTCGACACACCAGGGTAGGCTTGTTCAGTTTCACCACGCAGATATGCGTCAGAGAGAGATGTTATATCGCCAGCTTCATTTGGCCTTAGAGTTGCATAATCCGCCATTGGACGCTTACGCATTTGCTGGAAGGCAAGGTTAGCTTGCTCCGGCGTAGCTGTCTCTGCCAATGTCGGCTCACCACCGAAGAGCATACGCTCTGTTTCGCGAGCGATCTGTACTGGCTTAGCCATAGTACCTGTGACCGTAGGCTCGACTGGAGTTGGAGCTGGACCTTCTACTGGACGCTGACCAAGTACAGCACGTTGACCTTCGCCCTGCATAGGTGCTGCGTTCATCACACCGAATGCCGCGCCAAGTCCTGCGCCATAGAGCATGTTCTTCCATGCCTGCGCTGCATCAAACTCAGCCCCACCAGGTAGCAATGTCACAGCTTCCGATCCTGCTTGGGTCGCCATGTTGACGCCCATGTCAGAAAGGAAGTTAGCTAGACGGCTTCCGCCCCATGTACCAGCGGCAAGTGTGCCACCGAGACCAGCCATACCAGTCATGGCTACACCCTCAACTGGGGACATGCGACCAGCCACCACCTCCGGCGCTACATTCAAAGCAGTAGGAAGCGCGGCAGCCGTTGTAGCAGCTACCCGTGTCAGGCGTGTTGCGGCAGGGGTAATAGCGCGACCGAATGCTGTAATGGCCGTAGGTGCTGCCTCAGCCGAGCCAACAGCCATACGACCTAAGCGAGCAAGTGCTGGAATCTTTGAGCCAGCCATTGCTGTGGAGGCCGCCGCAGTTCCACCGAAAGTAGCTATTGCCAGTCCAATATCAGGTGCAATGCTTCCAAGTGTTTGACCTACACCGCCATAGTTCGAGTAATCCTGTGGGCGGTTACCGTAGATGTTATAGTTCTGATTACGACCAGTGTTTCCTGTAACGAAATCAGCAATAGCTCCACCAATATCTGCGATTGTTTGACCTGGAGCCATGGCAGCGGCACGAGCAAAGTCTGTGACTTCACCAACGAAACCACCACCCTTCTGTGACTCTGGTAACAAACGGGCACCAGTAAGGATTCCGCCGACACCCGTTTGCATTGCGTAACTCATGCGTTGAGCTAGGCGTTCTCCGGGAGTCAGTTCATCCCATCTACGCTGATCACTTGCACTGAGTGAACCAATGCGTTGTACGCCAGGCTCCTCATCAAATACACGTCGCTGAGGAGTCTGTTGGGTTGCTCTTTCATAGTCTAAAGCACGCCGTTCATCCTCTTGTGTAATGTACACTGGATCCCTAGCGAGCCCCAGCAGCTTTGCACGTAACTGATTTTCTCCAGCCCAAGCGTATTGCAGCCAATCATTCTCACGTTTTTTGCGCTGCTGTTGATCTTCCTGGTCTGACAAATCAAGCCAATTAAATTGTGTTGGCATAGAGTTCAGGCTCGATGTTATTGAGGTTTACGGAACCGGTGAGGCGGGAAGAGATTAAACAGCAGCACGGATTGCGTCAGCATGTTTGTAGCGCCGTCAATACTATCAGCATCAAGATTAGTAATCTTATCCTTAGTGCCACGTTTTCCACCAGCATTCTGCCACATGTCCTCTCTATGGTTAGAGCGCATGATGTTTTCTATCGGACCTAAGCCAACTTTCTTAGCAAGAGCTTTCATTGAATCACTTGCTAGTCCAATAGTTTTGCTAAGGTTATTCATTGCATACGAACCAGCAGGGTCAATAAGACCATCTTGATTATTTGCAAGCCTATTTACATTAGCTGATGTATTGGTTGTTGCCTGTGACTGCTGCTTGATCAAAGGCGCATTAGCTCTCGATGTCGATGATGGCGTAGTCAATACTGAATACTCACCAGAAGGAACGTAGTTTGGAGCCATAGGATTTACGATCCAGAATACCCTTTCACCACCAGTCTTTTTATGCTGCGATGCTCCACCAGCTTCACCCCGTGCAAACTTCCCAGAGTTTTCTGTTAGGTATGCCAAGTCTTTGATGCTTATTATACCTTGATCAAAGAGATAGGATGTTCCACTAGAACCAGGCACAGTGTTTGCGCCCTTGTAGTAAGAACCAGCAGCATTTAGCGACTCTTGCCCAGGAATAGATACAACGAACTTCGGTGCAAGATTAACAGGATTAGCGTATGTCTTAATGAAGTCAGCCGCAGACATTTGGCCATCGTAGACCTTTTGTGCATCAGCTAAGAATCGAGCTTCACCCAGATTGTCAAGTCCATCGAACCCAAGTCCAGAGAGATTCCGGTATATGGACTTCGTAATATCACGGCGAACATCTGCTCCATCCTTACCAGCAATCGCGTCATTGAGATTTACTGCAAATTGAGAGAAAGCCTGTATAGATGCGGGACTAAGATTTCCGCCATCATCAAGCATTGCCCTAGCGACATTACCCTTAAATGTTCGTTCTGACTCATTTGGAGAGTAAGCAACTGCTTGCGTTTCAAAAGCCTTTGGACTTGCTACGATATTGTCAAATATGTTTGTAGACTTACTGAACTCAACGTAACCTAAATTGTTACTAGGGTCAGCACCAAGGTTCCACAGTGGGTACACTGATACAAACTGCTTACCCGGCGGAGGGGTACCTCCAGCATTAGGTCGGACGACAGACGTGTCAGGCTTCTGCTCAATGCGGGCGCTTGAGCCAACTGTTTGTGATCCGACAGATAGGTCATAGTTGAATGCAGGCGCCATTCCGCCAGCCAATTCTCTGATGTTATTGATGCCAAATGTGTCTATCTCTTCTCCGTCTGGAGTTTTGATTGTGATCTTCTGAGTGAATGGCAAGCTCTTATAGATTGCATTCTGCTGATTCGCAGCCGTTGGATTAGCATCGTATTCAGCAAGCGCTTGATCGAACTCTTCTGTGGCCTTGATAAGGTCAATAGGCTGCGTGATATTCCTACCTTCGCGCATGTCGTAGTAATCCACAGTAGTATGGTTACGCAGGATGTTTTCTACATCATTGCGATACTCACCACCTGAATACTCTGCAATCTTATTCTGGATGTTTTCAATACCAGATACCAAACCACCAACAGCTCGGCGATAACCCGGAGCTCTTGAAGGCATACGCTTCATTGGAAGCCTATCCTTGACGCTCTCGAATACGATATCTCCATACTCCTTTGGTGTCATAATTCTATATGTTCCAGGAGTTGCTGAACTCGCTCCAGACATAAGCGCAGTCATGCCAGCAAATGTATTTGGATCAATGTTGAATCCTTGCTGCGTAGCAGGAGCCTGAACAAGAGTAGCACCACCACCAACAGACTGAGATGCACCCATAAGATTGGCATCGCTAATCCGCTTATTAATAGTGGCTAGATTCTTATCCTCTCTTTTCTGGCTAGCTTGGAAGTCTTTCTTCTCCTGAGCACTTAGTGTCGCCATATACGCCGGATTTCTAGACTGAGCATCAAGTTCGGCAATCTTATCTTTGATTGCTTTCTGTTGTTGGTTAAGCCTTTTTATCTCAGCTTCGTATAGCGTTTCGGCTGATGTTCCTTGGAGCTGAGCTTCTGCATCTGCCCTCTGACGGGCTAACATATACATCTGTGCATCTGCTGTTTTCAACAGCTCAGTTGTTCCCTCTGCTACCAAGCCAATTTCTTCAGCATCGCTGATTGGAATTTGCTGTCCATCTGGAGTCTTAATGTAGAAAGTTACCAGAGGAGCTCCGCCAGTTTCGGGGATTTGCACATCTGAAACAATGTTCTGCTGAACTTGCTGCGGAGTATAGACAGTTCTAACATCACCCGTACGCTGACGCAATTGCGTAGATACGTTCGTCATAGGACGAGTAACACGCTGCTGGATTTGCTTGAATTGGTTAGATGTATCTTCTCCAGTCGTTGAGATAGGCGGTATGTACTGAGCCTTAGCACCTTCTTCAGTATCAAGCGTGCCAACATCTTCGTAAATCGTTGGCCCGAAATCGGGGTCGAGATACATTAGTTGCTCTTTGCCTGGCTCACCAACAATCTTTGCTGGATAAGTGACACCGTTGACTTTGATCTGTGAAGTATATCCTTGATCCGCAGCAACTGGCGTAGCAGTCTTGACCTTATCTTCATACTCCTTGACGATCTTTGCATAGAGTTCAGGGTTATTCTCCTGACTAATGCTAATCTTAGCACCCTTATCGTCACGCGCCTGAATCAATCCACCTGGCTGAATAACTGTAGATGTTTTCCCGTCAAGTGTAGATCCGATAATAGTCAGAGGACGGTTCTTGAATTGCGTCTGCCATTTTTGTCCTGGACGCCATGCTGGTTCTTCGGGTTGAACTGGTTCGGCAGCTACTGGCTCTTGCAGCATTGCAATGCCCTGACCTGGAGCAAACCCTATTGGGCGTTGAGCTCCAGTTGGAACGTCCTGCGCTACTGGTTCGTATGGGATAACGGCAGCGGCTTCCTCTTTACGAGAAGGCTTCTTCTTTGTTTCTTGCTGTGCCATTGCCCCCTTGATAGGAAGCGGCGGAAGTGCACTTGTTGGCTGACCAAATGCCTCTGGTCCCGGAGTTCCCTGCATAAAAGCTGACGGCCTAGTTGCACCAGCCATAGGCTCATAGCCAGCAGGCGGAGCGCCATACAGTTCGGCGAACACTGGGTCCTGAGTTTCCGGAGCGTAACCACCGTAAATAGGAGGCAGCGGTTCTTCGTACCGTGGGGCCTCGACGACCACCTCAGGAAACTGATATACGGGCGCAACGTCGGATTCGGCAGGCGGCCCCTGGGCTACATCCATCCAATTCAGCCGTGGCTTCTGGTAACTTGTTTGCGCCTGAGGTACACTTGTGCTAGGCAGTTGACCAGATGCTTCGAGCATCGCCAACATTTGACCGATATTCATTATTGTGCTCCGTAAGTCGGACACAAAATACTGAATCTAGTCGGGCAAAACCTTACCTTTCGTAGCCATTGATAGGTTTCCAGTAGTATCCAAAGTATTCCATTTGGAAAGAACCAGATCCCTCAATGTTGAAAGTATGGCGTTCGGCACGGTTCTGACTCGGAGAGGTAGACTGCCCAGCAGATTCCGTCGGCACAGACATCAGTTCACCCGTAACGCTGTAATTGAAACGTGGTGAAGTCGGCCGGGAATCTACATATTCGTACTGCCATGACGTATCCGTCGTTGCGCGTGGACCCATAGGACTAGTATGAACTAATCCACGGATAACCACAGGCTCGTCACTAGCTGCAATGTAGGCGAACACCTTGCGAATACGCTTGAGAATAGACTTATCCTCTGCCGTCCAATCTTTGCTTGCCCAGAACACCCGTACGAACTTCTTCGCTGAAAGAGTGAGCGGCTCTGTAGTAAGTGGGTTATAGGAGAACACGAGGTAGTCATCATTTGCTTTATCGCGGGAGCCGAACTTTGTCGGAGACTCAATGAACATCGACGAGCGCATGAAGAGATACGATGAGGTCGAGGCTACAACGCCATTCGGGTTCGCCAGAACGTAAGCGTGTTGAATTGTACGTGGTGGAAGCACCTCAGCCGAGCGTAACTGACCCAGCGTATTGGTGTAATATAGCCTTGCAGCCGCCCGTGGTGCACGTTGCGTCGGAGCAATAGGGTCTGTGTGATATATGTATGCTGGCGGATCGGTATGGTAGGCTGAGTCGTCCATGTACCGATGCTTGGTTACAAGTCCATTGTCAATGTTGATGGCGTAGGTAATACCACGAACGCGCCGTGCCCCGATATTGTCGGTCAATGTAACGCCGATCGTTCCAGGCACGATCGGAGGAGACAGTGGGTCATAATCCTGGTAACTGCCCTCATTGTTCTCCGTCGTCATGATAGGGATAGTCAGGTACAGTTCACGGTACGTTGAGTTCCAACCGCATGAAGCATCGCGAATAGCTGGATTACTGACCCCATTCTGTGCGGAACGCAGGCGCAGTTGAAGTTCCTCGGCGAACTTACCATCGACCTTGGAAAGCACGTTGTTGTCGTACTTATAGAACCCGGCCCATGATAGGAAGTACAGTGTATTGTTTACGGTGATGATCGTATTCGGAGCAATACACCCTACGTTATTGCTAATTTCGTCCACGCGAGACACTGGAACCGCCGCACCTTGCACGGCAAGCCTATGAATACTACGCTCCTTGAGTACAATCAAGTTGCCGTACAGCATTGCCAATCCAGTGATCTGGTCTCCATCGCCAGCACGCACCTCCATAAGTGAAGCCAGCTTAATTTTGTTCTGCTGGTATGGCTCAGACCAACGTACAGCCGACGGCATGTGATCTTCATTCTGGAAGATCTGCTTGATAGGCAGGCGTCCTAGAGACGGAAGATCGTTGTCGTAGAATACGCCTTCGCTTTCCGGCTCAATGGTTCCGATCTTTTCAATGAATGGACCCGGAGCTGGGCTTCCATTCGGGAGGATGTATTGATCTAGGTGATTGGTGATGTCGTAGATGATTGGCTGGCTATACGTTCCAGCATTGCCACGGTTTTGCTCCGGAGTTGCTGAATCAAAATAGCTTAAGAAGAAGTTGACCGTAGCCGTTGTGTACCCTACATCTCCGCCGTGGAATGCTTGGATGATGGAGTTCGGGTAGTAAACTACTCCATTGTATTCTACCAGTCCCTGAGCTACAAAGAACACTCCAGTTGTGTACTGATTCACGGAACGCAAGCGCGGAGTTGCACCGGCCGTCATTGTCATTGGTATGGAACTTAGCGGCGCAGACAAGCACAAACGGTAGATATTCGCTTGCTCTATTGATGGATCGTATGCCGATGGCAGACAGAACATCACGGGTTTGTTATTGCTAACTGCTCCTCGGTCAATCAAGCCAGAGAAGGATGCGAGCGAGAATGATCGGGCTTGATCATTGTATGCCAAGAAGTAGTACAGATATCGCTGATTGATATTCGTTGTACTAGCACCATCGGAGAAGATCTTGTGTGACCACAACTGCACAAGCTCAGAAGCCGATCCATAGTTACGATTACGATGCTCCGCTGTAGTGCCATCTCCTACGGCTGCTTGGATGTTAACAGCATTGCGCGGAGAATGCGGACGATAGGCTTCCTTGATGTTAGCATAGAACACGCGCTCGTTCAGTGGGAGGCAGAACCGAGACTTCAGCGGCGCAGTAAATCCATCGTAATCAGGGATGCTGTACGAGTAATCGAGTTCACTACTCTTGACATCATCAAGGAATGAAATCTCTGTTGCTTGGGCTCCAGTCAAATTCCATGTCTGCCCATTGCGGATAAGGTCTATAGCTTTGACAAGCCCGTACTCGTGTGGCTGCCATGCGTTATCATGACTTGCTCGTGTACGGAAGATCATGAGCTGACGCGCACGACGAGGAACACGATCGGCAGGGACAACCAGCTTGATGTGCGGCGCCTCAAAGAGCAACGACGCAGGAATGTACATCGAGAGTTGCTCAGGTATTGTGAGGCGTTCACCCTTGCCAGAAACTATTACACGTAGATTAGAGAACCTTACTGTGTCGCTAGTTATAGCTAAATTACTTGCGTATATGAACCTTCTGTAGTCACTTGGATAGTTATCTGAGAATGGAGACTGGAAGGTGTAAATTTCAGGGACATTATTTCCAACGCTTGAGAAAACTCGCTGGCTAGTATAACCTAGTTTGTCATCACCATAGTTAGCTGATGGATAAAACTTCTTTTGCCATACCCATGTTCCTACATCACCAAAGTCACATAGCGGAATCTCTCCTACTCCAGAAAGAACGAGCCTACTAGATACCTCAGTTGGAACGGAAGGCTTTGTCAGCAGAAGTCTGTCTGCTTCCTTGCGCACACCACGCACAACCGTCATGTTCCGATGGTCTAGGTACTTTCCAGGAGGCGTTCCCCAGCTAAGATTGTCATCGTCTGGTGTATTATTGTTTTCAATTGGAAGAACTGTAGGCGGAGTAGGGAAAGGGTTAATGATAGATTTTGCTGGTGTACCACCATAAAAAGGAATGATGTTCATCCAAACGCCATTGCTGGAATTTGCAACGTCGGACCAAACCCAACCCTTATTATCAATTCCTTCATTAGCATTCTTGTCCGCACCGTATCTCTGCATTCCTTCAAATACTATCTGATACGATGGGTACTGGTTGCTATATCCCTGATTACCACTTGTTAGTGGGTCACCAGGATTCCTAGTTGTATTCTGATAAGATGTTCTTAGAATTCCATACGACGTAAACACGCTGTTATATGTACAGCTATTACTACCATCGGAGAACAATGGGATACGAAGAGGTACGGCTGATGGCCTATACTCAGTTTGTTCTGTAAACTTATAGCTGTCATCAGTGCTGATTTGCGAATAAGCTGTTTCAGCTACACACCCTTCCAGTGGCAGATAATCATTCTGCCACATCGTCGTGCAAACAACACCAAGCTGACCCTTAGCTAGAACGCTTTCACCCGTCCAGCTTCCCGGCCAAGATGCCCCACTTGTGCTGCTATATCTGGCTCCGAACGTATGCGAAGAATCGAAGATTGCAGTTTTTACTTTGAGGAAGTTACTTCCATAGTTCGTCAGTGCTCCAGATCCATTGAACACTGAGAGACCTTGGAGCCTAGCCGTCTTATTAATGAACAGGGAAGAAGCTAGAAGCAGACTTGTTTGTTCAGCTTCAGCGTACGACGACATGCCAAATGGCCTCTTGTATGAGCCAAGAGCGGAAATTACGTCGGCATCATCAATCCCGCTAAAGATCAGATCGGGCACTATCAATTCGGATGATGGAGCACTGTACTCACCGTTACCTAGATACCAAACGAACCTATATCTCCAAACGCCAAGAGGCACATCCTGCTCTACGCCAGTTTTAGTTTTGAGTTTGATGAGCTTTGTAGAGCTAGAGCTGGTTTTATTCCAAAGCCTATCCTTTGCCGTCAGGAACAGCCTTCCTTGGGAGCTACCAGATGCAGGATAGTATGTTAGCTCAAGATCTTCCCACTTGTAGATATCGCTTGATACTTGATCGTCTTGATTAATGTCAGGATTCTTAAGCGTCAACGGTGAGAACAAGTCACCGTATTCTTCGCCCAACTGACTATTGGTAAACGTATAGTTCACACTCAAATTAAAACGTATTCCAGCAGCGCTAATGAAATCACTGCCGTCATCTACATTTACCTTTAGATATTCTGTGGCAATGAATGACTTTGGAACTGCTTTAAGCTGAGATCCTACATTCCAAGCACGTATGTTTGAACTGTACTCTTGAATCGTCGGACTTTTTTCTGCATCAGTATAGTATGGAGTATAACTATCCTGATTTGCTTGAAGTCTATTCTTTGTCAAGTAGAACTTGTACAGCGCCATTGGTGACTTTACACCAGCAGCATTGAATCCACCGGAGTTCAAACCAAAGTCTACAACGACGTCATCGACATCGAACTTAGCAAGCGTGTTCTCTCGAAGGGTAAATCGGTGCTTCTTGTTTTCGGAATACTCCGATTCAGAGTATTCATCCACGAGATACATGTCGCCATTGGTCATGTCTGATACCACGATTGCGTCGCGGTATTGACTCATGCTGTTGTATTGTTCAATCCAGTTCAGATCCTTTGGTGTGTTCCCATCACTGAAAAGATTATGAACACCTAACCAGCGAGACGGCGCGTAAATCTGCAATCGACTAGGCTTATCATCTGCGCGAACGATACTGCGCGATCCAATCGTGACCATGAGCGTCGGCAGATACTCGCTAAGCCTTACTGAACTCAACTGGTCCAAGAGATTGCCGTTAGGAGCAAAGGCAAATGTATCCTTCCAGCCCTGAGCTCCCGTAAGCGGCACCATAACCAAGGCTGCCTTATATCGCCATGTATAGCGATTGATAGTATTATCGGTATTCATCGACGGATCAAGTGCGACCCGGTTATTCATATCCGTCATTTGCAGTGCGCTGCCACTAACGGGAATACGAATCATGTACACCATGAATCGGTCAGTAAACTTATCACCCTGCACTGTAGGTGAGAACAAGTTAACATACGTATCGTCGTATGGAGGCCACGACTGCGTTCCAGAACCTACACCCCAAGGCTTCGTAATCACATACTCCACCATACCCATCGTTCCAATAGGTCGGAGGAATGACTGTGTATCAGAAAGCAACGATGCTCCGGTGATGTTAATGCCCTTGTTCTCTACGCCATTACGGTTTACCAGGTAGCCCAGCTTATCAAAGCGCAGGTTCTCAATGTCAGATGCTTCCTCATTCTTGATAAGCTCTGGACGTAGATTGCTGTCAAGCCCTAGAAAGGAATTGACGTTGGTCTTTTGGTATTCCATTAGTTGCTATACGGGCTAATGTTGTATGGAGATGAGAGCTCATGGGATTGAACTGGCTTAAGCATGATAGCCTGTTCGATGTACTGACGAAACTCTTGATCGTACTGCTGCCACAATGGTTGCTGGCCCGACAGAACATTCTGCGAGCGCAAGTATTGACCGGCAGCGTAAGACACGAATGCTGGCGCCCACTTCGTAAGCTGTAATGGCGGGGTCAGTGTAGCAAAGTTCGTTTCAAATGCAGCTTCACTAGCCCACCATGCAGTCCACTGTGGAGATACTGATGAGTAGATATCGTACTGTGGCCGATACTTGATTACGAACCATGCGTCGTGAGCGGTCGTGACAAGCTGCCATTGCACAGTCGGAGTGTTCGGCGTGGTGATTGTCGTGTTGACTCGAATCACCGTACCGACTGGTACAGCACCCAAGTTTGGAGGGACCGGAACTGGGGCTATGGGCGTGTAGTTGCCTGTGTATGGAGCTGCATTCAGCGCAGGTGTACCCGCCGCAACACGGTAGTAGTTTCCTGCGACAAGCGTATTAGTTCCATTGGCCGTGATGTTCGCCGAGAGTGTTGAACCCATAGCCGGATATCGGAACATCTGGTCAGCAAATACAGTGTACATGCGAACCATGCCGCGCTCGGAGCTCAACTGCCAGCGGTCATTGCTTATCGTCGGGCGCGTACGTACACGAGAGAAGTGCGCTGGAGTCTCGTTGAATCCAATCGTTCCAGCCGCAGTGCGCTCAACAATCTCATTGTACTGCTGATACGATACTGGCAGTAGAGTATAACCGCTAGAATCCAGTACCTCAATTGTCTCAATGATATCATTGCTAACGGGATACGCCGTCGTAACAGACGTCAAATCACCAGAGGTAATGACTACCTTTTCAGCCTCAGCAATAGCTGTGAGCCTTTGGAACTCAGAGACGGCACGAGTAAGGTAGCGCATACCTTGCTGCGGCGTCATCTTCAGTTCTTCTTGGTAGAGTGCGAGCTCCTGCAAGAGATCGTCGTATAGTTCTTTCCACGTAGTCATTAGATCCTCATTGCGTTAGCATTCGCATCTGCGATAGGGATGTTAGGAATGTTTGATTCACGAGCCTGAACCAGCAAACGGCCCCTATCAATCGCACCTTCGTACTGCCTTTGCAAGGCTTCTACCATCATCTCAATATCTTGACGCACCAATGTTGCAGATCCAGGCATTCCGATAGCCTGCATGATCTTCAGCGATGCGACAAGAACCACGAGTTCCTCAAGGTCATAGCCGATTCGTACTTCTGGATCTGCCGTACCGGAAGCGTTCTCGATTTGCAACCATGGCAGCTTGGCTAAATACCAGATCTCGACCTTATTCGTCGGAAGAACATCTTCACCAATGCTTACCAACAGCCGCGACTGCAACTGACCAACAAACTTCTCGATGCAATAGACTGGATTGCGTGTCGTTGGCTTAGCGAATGACTTCGTTAGAACCGTATGCAGATCTCGCTTTGAGACGCAGCGTGCTTCCCACTGATTGTCCTCATACTCAACAGCTACAGATACATCAATGATGAAATCTTCGGGTAGCGGCAATACGAATACCTGATTGATCACTACTCTGGCACCGCCAGTATTCATATCATGCTCAAACATCCGTGCTGAATCTGGCCATGAGACCACGGGAACAGCGATCGGTCTGTGAATACGAGCATATCTTTCAGGCACAGCTTGCAACGTAGCCATCTGAACGTCGAACCTAGCTCGATTGATTTCTCCTTCGAGCATACTCATATCGACCATCTTAGCAACGTCATACCTATGCAAACGCTGCATGACTTCGGAGGCGTATGTAGCCATCGTGTATGGCATTAGATTATACCTCCTGGAGTCTGTGGCTTAGTACGCGCTACGGCAGGCTCAGGATTTGGTATAGCCTGAGCGGACAAAGCTGTTGCCTGTGCTGCCGCCACCTGCTGAGATTGATATTGGAACACCTTATTAGCGACATCCTGTGCCGCAGTTACAATACGCTGCGGGTCAGCTACGTCATCCAGGAATCGGCTGACGGCCATATCAATGAGCAAGCCTTCGAGCTCAACCGGAACCTTTACAGTGTCAGAGTACACATTGATATCTGCGTCTCCAAATGAAGCTACGTAGTCCAACTGCCCTACTAGATTGTTCGGATAAATCCAAACAGCCATAGCATTCGCTGCCCATGCTAATCCGTCATTAGGGTTAGCCCAGATCATGTACACGCCAGTTTTCACCCAGCCCTTTGTAAAGCTAATTGGCCTAGCTGGATTTGTCAGAGATCGCCACTCACGGGGATCTGCCATACGTGCTTCGTACCGCATTGCCAGCG